CCTTCGCTCGGACTTCCGACTCTGAGCTTACGCTCTCACCTTCGTTCGAGCCTCCAGCTCTAAGACCATACGAGCGAGGTAAGAGCCGATCGCCTAATCGGCGATCTCCAAGACTGGCCTCCACCCAACCCTCTCGTCCGAATAGTACGAGTTAGTATGACACAAGTACGACGCTCCATAATAGCCACGATCCACTCTTCGTCTGAATTCTCCACTTCCTTCATCATAATTTCCAAACTCTTGACACCACGATCTATTTCCAGCTCCAAAATTATTATGTGTTAACATTTCACTATCATTAAAGTGCAAATTCCAATCTTCCAAATTATCAGGAACATGCTCAGGGTAATTCCAATTGCCATCTTCAGCATGTTCATGTAAAGGTAACATTAATAAATTCCATTCATTATTAGGACCAATGCTACTCCTATCAGTATCATTATCATCACTATAAATATCATTAGCTCCTTTGAAAAGTCTTACTTTATAATTAGCATTATTAACAGTAACTTGAGCGTCTTGAACAACACGTGTGACTGTCCCGTTAGTTCCATTATAGCTAGTATCGTTATCTAAAACATACTGCTCTTCATCACTAATAGTTGATCCAGTGCCATAAACTGCACCAGCTTGATATAAAGCATCCCAAGAAATTCCATATCTAATAGTCTTAAGAGTAGTATAAAGAGTTTTACCATTAGGAGTTAAATGAGAAGGAAATCTTATCCAAGGAGTATTAGAAAACTGGAGTGTGCCTGCAGTAATTCCTAAAGCACTAGATAATTCACTTCCACTAATAAAATCCGAGGAAGAAATAATTTGTACTGGAACTGTTCTATTTCCAATTAATTCTAAAGCTTCTTTCACAGTAGAAGAACTTCCAAAAAAATTAGTATCATCAAAAGAAATATTAGAAGAATTATTTAAAGCTTCAAGAGCACTTTGAAGATCACTAGCTGTAAAATTAACATTAGTGTCAGTAAAATTCACTTCATTAGCAGTGATTATATTAATCTTATCTATAAGTTCATTTGATAATTTTACTTCATTAATACTATGATCATTAAGTTGACTACCAGAAGTTAAATTGTCGGTATTAGTAACTTTCTTTAATACTTCAAAATAAACACTCTCTCCGCTATCAATAACAAAATCCTGAAGGATTATTCCATCTTCAGTTCCATTAAGAGTATAATTATCTCCTTCTACCATTCTAGTGCCCTGATAGTAGACCATTAATTTATCAGTAGTAGAAGAAAAAGAAATATTAAAAGGAATCTCAGTTTCTCCGTCAGTAGAAGCTGTGTAAGTGTCATCTTGCATATTTGTATATAATAAATCGGCTTTTTCTTGTACCGTTTTCATCACTATTACGTCAAAAATAGTTCCAGCTGCCCATGTTCCGCTACTTTTGGTAACTGTAGAACCACTAATAGTATAATCTTCATTAATTTGAATGAAAGTACTATTTTGGTAAAGTTGAATGTAATCTTTAGAAATGTTAAAATTAGCAATGCCTAAATCAAAAGTGTTACTTTCAAAACCTAATACAACTCTATTGGTTCTCGTAGCTGTGATTGTCCCTCCTGTACCACTAATGATTTGAAAATTAGTTCCATCGTACATAAGGATAGATATCTGATCAGCTTTAACGTCTTCTGGGTCTAACTCATCAGTTCCACTCTTAGTTATAGGAACAGGTCCAAGATTATTTATCTCAAACGTACTAGTGTCACTATTATTGTTACTAGCTTTGAACGCAACTTTCATTCCATTGAAGTATTCTTCCACGCCTTTAATATCTACGTGATAAGAGTTTTCAACACCATTGTCCACGCTGTATTTTACTCCGTCATCCTTCAAAGTTTCTCTAATCCTAGCTGACTCACCTACTAAGTGGTCACTAAGTAATGATTTACTCATTAGGTAGTCACCTCAATTCCAGATATATAATAATCTAAAGAAGAAGCTGTACTAGCTGATCCTTCTATTAGCATATTTTCTTCAAGTACGGATGTTAAATCTAAAGTTAAAGTATCATTAGCAGGAACAGTGTGTCCTGGAACTATGTTAACTCCATCGAACATGACAGTTGCCTGCTCATCAGTTGAAGTTGGATTAGCAATAATTATAGATCTCACTATTGCTGTAGTTCCTGCAGGGGTTGTATAGAGAGTTCCCTGTGTATCCGCTAAAGTACCTTTTGCAATTTGTTTTAAAGTATCCATTTATATAACTACACCCCCATATAATTTCTAAGTCGAGTATCTCGGTTGTCTGCTTCGTTCTTATAAGTAGCACTGACTGTTTCACCAGCACCGTTCTTAAGCATCACGTGTCCATTATTTTTATTGGTAATTATTTCGTTGTCATACGCTTTATCTATATTAGCTTCATCTAAAGGTATTACTATAAGTCTACTACTCATCTATATCAATCCTTTCTTTAAGGAAATGTCACTTCGGTGTTACAATCTAATACATAGTCTTGATCTAATCCTACGTGTCCATTATCACAATCTATTACAAAATCTTCATCTATGAAGTAATTTTCATCCACGTTTTGATCAATTATACCAAACGAATAAAAAGATAGATAATTAACAAATTTATTCAAGAATGAAGTTAAATCAGGATATTGATCTAAATTTCCAGAGTCAATAGCATCATATTGGATTCTCTCGGTAATCATACTAGCTAAATTACCAGGAGTTATTTCTCCTTCCCAATTGCCAACTATTAATGGAATAATTTGTTCTCCACCAACGAATTGAGTGAATCTACTGATCTCGTCAGAAGTAATCTTAAACTCTGGTTTGTAAGAAGTCGTTCTAGTGATTACTTCCACATTTTTATTAGCATAAGCTTCATTCAACTTGAATATCCCTTCAACTCTCTCATCATAGCGACTCTTGGGAATTCTTCTATTATCAGTGTACACTTCGCACACTTCTTTACCAGAGAAACCTTCATCGAACACTAAGAATCCATTATCAGGGTCGGTGATGACTTCTTGAAAAGTACTCCAATTACTATCATTAGGTAATCCGTTACATACGATATCTAACTCTTCTCCCAGTGGTAAATTCATAGTGAATTCAATGATGGGAGGAGTCCATATTTTACCTTCATTCATCTTGACCTTGTAATCTTCATCACTCACTAGCTTCTGCCCATTGAAGTATATGTCCACTGTATTTATTCCGTTAAAAGGAAGAGGAATATTATTAGTAATAAAAGAACCATTATTGTTTGATAGTTGAAACGAATAATTACTATCTATAGTTTTCTTAACACTCATCCTTTTCCTAGTGTTAACTAAAACTAAATCTCCTCTAATTTCCCTTTGAAATTCAACATGGATGTATCCTTTTTCAATTGTCATTATATAGTCAAATTCTTTAGAAAGAAGGTAATAGAATCCTTCTTGATCGTTGTACTCATACAGAATCAAGTCATCTAAATTCCTAGTGTAACCATGAAAGATATCCATATTAAAGTCTATTTCATTTTCAGCAGATACTCTACTATTTGGTTTTTCTATATAATAATCATTCTCTGAGATGTCTCTTGATTTGTATGAAACTAAGTTGATCTCAGTATCGGTATCCATTTTACTTTCATAAATGTATAACCTTATTATACCATTTTCTTCAGAGAATCTAATGCAATAATCATCTATATCTTTCTTAATTCCATTTATAAATAATTCTAGATCTGTTTCATTTTTATCTCTGTTTCTACTGAATGTGTACACTCTGGTATTTTCAAGGAAGATCATGCTATTCCCTCTATCGTCGTAATAGTTCCTATTACTCACGTATTCCCTATCATATTCATCGAAACCTTTAACGCTCTCCCAAACTACATAAGGAGTAGGTTGATAATCATAGTTATAGGAACTAGTCAAAGCTCCTTTAACTGCTTCATGAATAGCATTGGTAGGATCTCCATCGAACCTAGAGTTGAAAAACCCAGCATCGTTGTTACTTCTATCATAATCTAATTTAGGAATAGTCAATTAAAACTACACCTCCCATCATTTATCAAATTTAATATGAGATCCATTGTTAACTACGTAATCTCTTATTTCTGTTTCCGTATAGTTATCTAAAGCGTTTTGCATGGCACTTCCATTAGTAGTATATTCAGAAAGTAAGTCATATTCGAACTCTGTAGCTTTAGAATAATTAATTACTTCTATATCGTAAACTTCCCCAGTTTCTAACATCTGTGGGTTAATATATATCAAGTTGTCGCTTAATAATTTATATTGATATTTATTAAGTCTCATTCCTTCTAAATAAATATCTAAGTTTCCTTTAGTCAGAGGATTATCGTTATTTAAGAAATACATCCCGTCATCTGAAATCGTCCCTGTGTAAAAACTATTAGTTCCACTTATAATCATTTCTAACTCCTTATATTCATCTACAAGGATTAATTTAGGTTCATCGGTAAAATCGATAGCATATTTACTTTCATGTATTTTTTTACCATCTTTATCAAACAGAATTATTTCTTCTCTATTTTCTATCGGAAGGGTTACTTCTTCAAAGTTATCATTTTCAAAGTGGAGAGGAATTTCTTTAAAAGTCCCATTCCCAGTTCCCGTTACTTTATCAAAGTAGTTAATATTATTATTCATAATCATTAATGAATCTCCGCTAGTCAAACTTTCAGTAACTTCAATATCTAAGTTAGTTCCATTGATAGTAGTTGTGTAATTAGATATTGGTTTGAAATAATCTTCAGATGATAATCTTAAATAGATAGAATAATCAGTATTAGAATAATAATTTTTACCCAAGTTTTCCAAAGGAACACTATCAGTATAAGTTGCATGTGAAGTAGTAATATCAATTCTTTCATATTTAATATTATTATATCCTTTGAATATTATTACATTTATAGTTCCACTATAATAAACATAATCCAAGGAAACTAAAAGGTCATCACCAACAAATTTAAATTCTTCATCGGGAACTTTATATCCTCTACTAAAAACATGAATCTTAAAATATTGTTGATTTTGACCTCTATTTCTAAAGTTAAGTTCAATTCTAACATATTCTTTTCCATCTATAGTTTCAGCTCTATTTTTAGGCATCTTGAAAGAAAAAGTCTCACTGTAAATAGGATTAAACAGTTCATCCATCAAGTATTTAATATTGTAAGGATTATTCTGGACTAACTCAGTCAATAAATCTTTATTCTGCTGAAAGTCCTTTCTCCTTATATAATTAAATTTTATATCGGGTAAAACATTAGCTTCTTTTTGAGTGAGGGAAGTGTATAGATCATTAAGATTTATAGCCATTATTTAGTCTCCCTCCTATTCTAAAATTCTAGACAATTCATTATATATTGTAGTAGTTTCTTTTTCTAAAATACTATCGATCAAGAATTCATTATTAATATGAGCAGTAAGCATAGCTGAGAATATCATATTAAAGAAATAAGGTAAATATTCTAGAGCAAACGCTGTTGATTCATGATAAGTATTCATCCACTCATTCAAGAAAAATCTCACTGTTACATCATCTAGACCTTCAATATCACTCAGAGCATTGATGTATCCTTCAACTGAAGTGAAGGCTTCTTCACTCAATCCATCTTCAAAAGTAGATATTCCACTCTTGGTAGTTCCGTTGAAAGTAGCCTGATAAGCTAAGTCATCCACGCTCTTACTCAGATCTCTCTCAAACACATTAACTAAGAAATACTTAGCTGTTAAATAATAAATATAATCAGTAACAGTTTGATTCAAATTAATAGCAAAGTGTCTATCAAGTAACTTTCCTACTAATTTAGCAAAAGCTTGTACAGTGTTTTTAACGATTTTAGTATTATTCTTAACTTTATTAAAGTCAAAGTACATCTCTCTAGTCAGTGAAGCGGACTGCATTAGAGAAAACAGTAATCTATTGTCAACCACAAAATTATCATCTCTGTCATACCTTCCGTAGGGAGTTAGGTTCACTGTAGTAACTACCTCGCCATCCTCATTCATCAAGAAAAAAGGTAAAAAAACAGGAATATCCACTGTTTCTTTATTATATAAGAAAATTACCTTCTCATCTATAACATCTTGCAAAGCTTTACTTTTATATGCATACTTAAATCTTCTTTTAATAGTAGATAAATTACCTTCTATTTCAGAAAGATCTAATTTATCTCTATTCATATTGATATTGGTTAATTTCTTTTCGAGTTCTTTATTTGAACTGTTGGAAATTTTAAATAGATCTAATTCCATTAAACTTTTCATATTCGTCCTCCTTTTTATTTACTTTAATTATAAAATTGTTAGTTCATCGATTTAATATATCGGTTATCTTATCATTATTTATACTGTTGATCATCTCTATCAGAGAGTAATTAACCAAAGATATGATATATTCATCTAAAGACTCATCCTTGAAATATTTCCTCATGGTGTATCTATAGTCTTCGCTCAGACTATCTATGATTTCCTTAGAGATATCCCGTAAATATTTCTCATAAATATCATCATTAACTAACATCTCTTCCCCACTTACTAATGCTTCTATATAGTAATCCTTGTTAACTTCTAATTTGAATTGAATAAGATTGTGTAAAAATTTTATATGTTTTTCGTAGTCGATATTCTTCTTAGCTCTTTGTAATTCTGAAGACACTTTTTGATTGGCTTGTTTGTATTGCTTGTTCTTTCTCACTAAATAGATTATAATAAAAATAAGAGAAAAGTTAAAAAAATAAGATACATTAGCTAAACTAATTTCTATCATATTCAAAATCACTCCTTTATAATAATTGTTAAAAGTTGTTTTCATAAAAAAAAAAATAAGATGAGAACATTATCCTCATCTTATTATATATAGTTAAATTTTGTTTCTATATTTTCTTTTTTAACCCCGAAGTCTTCATCCTTCTTATTGTACAGTATCTTTATTCGATTGTCCTTCAAGAATTCCGTGTTTCTCTTTATATATTTGAAGTAACTGATATCTACTTCCGAATCAGCATAGAATTCGATATTCATATCAAGAAAACCTAATTTAGCTATATATTTCAATACGAAACCGTACCCTTTCCCATTAGCTGAAATGTAAAGAGTTCTTCCATCGGACTTTTGGTTGAATAAGTTGAAATAAACTCCATATAAATCTATTACACCCTCAGTTATCTTGATGTTTATACTCTCAGACAGCACGTCAATTTTATTCGGGATCACATAAAATTTATTAGTGTTGTCGTATTTGTCATATATATTGTATATGAAGTATCTATCGAGATTATTATTTTTATTAGTATTCCTAAACACTATATAATTTTCGTCATAAGAAAGGAAACCTATAAAATCTTTCTGAAGGTCGGGTAAGATATCTTTATTATTTAGTATATTAATTTTATTAACTTTTATGAATTCTTTGAGATCTAATATTATTTTATAATCTTTGGTTTGATTTAGTTTGATATCTATTCCCAATCTATCATTCAGATAGTCTAACTTTTTCTCGTGATTACTAGTCCAATTTAGTATAGGTATCTTATGGCTGTCTGTTTGGAATCCTATTTTATTTATCTTTCTAGTACTGATGTTATTTTGATACCTGTACTGCTTGGATTTCTTATTTACGAATACCTTGAGTTCATTATCGTGAACTTTAAGCTCTCTCAAAAAGTTAGAATTCAATACTGATGAAAACTTACATCGTTGACAGTGAACTCTAAAGGGTGGTTCGTTTTCAATATAAAGGTGTCCTTTATGAGGATTCTTAACACTATCTCCGCAGACAGGACATCTAGTTATTATCTCACTTCCAGACACGTTAGTGTAACAAACATTAAGTTCATTGCTTAGTTTGTCAAATAAGTTTAATCCGATTCATATCACCCACTTCATTATCAAAAATTTAAATTTATCTTCCACTACGAATTTAAATTATCTCTATAAATCTTAATAGTTCATTAGTAATTTCTTTAATTCCATAATCAATATATTCAGCTTCCATACCGTCCTCTGCTTCTTCGAGAGGGGGTAGATGGTAAAACTCATTATTATTGATGGTAGAAATCATCTTAGTAATTACTCCACTATCGACCATTATATTATTTACATACTTGTACTTGTAATTCATTAATTTCAAAAACTTCTTACTCTCTACAAGATCTTCAACAAACCTCTTTTTCTTCATCTTCTTAGGATTAAATTCATAAGGTATTCCTGTCAGATATTTATTCAGTACAGAGAAACCATTATTATCTAAATACTTATACATCAAGATTAATATTACAATATATTCTTCCTTTGTACAATTATAAAGATTCTTATAACTTCCCATATGTCTAGAATAAAACAAGAATACGAGATTAGTTTGAAGTTTATTGATTTTAACATTATCCATATAGTAATCTAATTCTTCTTTAGTAACTGTGAAGTCAAACCTGTTCAACAATGTTTTGATGGTGCTATCGATATTAAGTCTTTTTAATATAGCTTCACCTTCATCCAACCTTTCCATATTGATCTCTAACTTATCTAAGTTACTTAATCCATCACTATCTACATAATTCAGATTGATGGAACTATAGTCAGATTCATAAGGTCTCTGGAAGAAATAACTGATGCTTCTCCTGATGACTACTGCAAAGTAATTAACTATATTTTGATCGATAAGACCTTTAGGGATACTATTGATTAATATCTTTTCATATATTTCTGATATTAGATCTTTAGAAGATAAACCAAGTCTTTTAAAGAAGTTCCATTGCTTTCTATCAGAATATTGCGTTGTAACAACTCTACTTTGGACGAATTTATGAAGTTTATTGAATAAATCAATGTCATCTGTATTGAACTTTTCATAAACTGCATGGAACATTCTCATTAAGAATTTTTTGTCCACTTTGGTGTTCTGAATATTATAAAACTCAGTGATCAATGGAGCGATAAACCTAATAGTATACGCTGACTTATAAATGCATTTACCATGTTTATTATTGATCTGTAGACTTTCATTAATTACATCTTCATCCTCCACGTCCTCTAAGTCAATTTGGTAATTTTCCTCCACGAAATTACTAAACGTTTCCAACAACTCGTCAGTGAGAATATTTTCTTTAATATAGTCGTATAACTCATCTTCTGTCGAAATTTCTTCCTTTATCATCTTATACTTTAGAGTCAGATACTCCATATCGATATCTTCAGTGTTTCTAAATCCTATCTGGACACTTTCTACTACGTCATCAATCGTATTAGAAAAGTTTTTCTTCTTTCTAATGTAGAAGTCGTTCATGTGGTCGATGTCTGGTTGATTGAATATTTCATCGAATCTTATTATGAGATCCCTGCTGTCAGTCCTATGAATTAAGTCCTCCCATTTATCCGATTCTGCCACTACTAATCATCCTCCTGTTTATATTTTATATTTATTATAAACTGACCTCAAACTAAACTTTCATTAAAATAATATATATTTATTTTTTATCTTTCTTTTCTTTATTCTGATACTCCTCTAATTTTTCAGTAGTGGTTGCAATGGAATCAAGGAAACTTTCCCTATTCCACTTGCTAACGTTTTTCTTAATTTGACTGATGTAATACATTCTGGCGTCCTTAATGTAAAGACCCGCAAAGTACATACTTTTTTCAAAACCCAAATCCTCACTAGGATTTCTCTTATCTGGTTCTTGAGTAAGTGCTCTCCTATCAATCTTGGATTTCAATAAATCAATCAATAGATCATCTTCATTCAATACATAAGCATAGGTGAACATGAAGTTAGGTGCATTGCTAAATACTTTCATGTCAAAGTCAGATATAGTAGTTTTCCCCTTATCATTTTCAGTAAATTGAAGTACTACATCATAAAATAAGTCTTTCTTAGTGGTAGAAGGAATTTTAAAATGAAATAAGAATTTATTCTTATTAGCACTTGGTTGATAGATCCTCCACTGAAACTTGTTATTATGCTCACGTAAAAGTTGTTGGAACTGACGCTTTAATGAACTTTTAATTAAATCTCTCCGTCCCACCTCAGCAGAATACTTTCCAGTAGGGTTTGAAATAAATTGGTTTAACGTTAGTTTTTTTGGCATAAATAATCTCCTCTCCTCAACATAATAAATTTGTAAGTTTTTACAGATAGAAATAGTGAGAAGTTTATTTTATATTCCCATAATAAACTTCCCACTATTTTTTATTTAGTCATTCTTATTCAGAGTGATAAATTGACCATTAGTAACTAGGTAACCGATGATAGAAAACGTAGACTTGATGATTTCGATATCAGTTTCAGCAGAGTTAATAACTTCTTCCCCATCTTGATATTCTTTATTTCTCAAGTTGTAAATCTTTTCGTTTTCAATACATTTATCTATAATATCATCAGCTTCTTCTTTTTCAATCATACCGTTCTTAAGAACTGCCTTAAACGATCCTTTGAACGCTCTATTTATAATATTCAGAAAATCCTCCAGAAAACCTACCTCTTTTTCGGAATTTTTGAAAAAGTTTTTAGGTAATTTTTCTTGTAAGGACTTCACTATTGAATCAAATTTATCATCATTTTCAAGTATCATTGGCAGAATTAAATTTCCACCAATAATGTAGCCGTACTCCAGTGCAGAACGGGTAGCATAGACTGCGTCCTCATATAAATGTTTCTTAGTTTCTTTCTCAGAATTAGAGTTACCACCAACATAGATGATTGCCATAGAATTTGATAGAGAAGCAATGCGTTTTTCAGCTCTGAATATATCTTCATCAATATTAAATGGTCTATCATCTTGCTTTAAATTCTCTAACTTTTCTCTGATTTCTTTTACTCTTTTTTCAATCTTCTCTTCTTCACCTTGAGGTTCAATGAACTTAGTGACGTTAGATCTACTTTCTATTTTTTTACAAGTTCCTAATCTATCCCAATCATACTCATCTATAGAACTTTTACCCGTGAAGCTTTCTCCTGCTACTTTATCATAAACAGTACATCCAAGAGAAATTGCTAAGTCTCTAAACTGATCTTTATCTTGCTGTCTTTTATATGGAATATCAATAGCAACTAATCTAAATTTATTTTTTCTTTTATTAAGAAGATTTTCATGAATAAACTTCTCTGCAGATAAACTATAACTAGGAGCTATTAATACTAAAGGTCTTTCTTTTTCATAGGTTGCCAGTTGAGATATTTGATGTACTAATTCTAAATCTTCTTTCATCATAGTATCATTCATCATGAATACTAATGGATTTTCATATTCAGCAATTTTCCTATTATCATCATTAGTACAGAGTTGATTGATATAACCTCTAGTGATCTCCATTCCATTAGAAATTTCATAATAATCTTCAGGTGCGTCCGCTAACTCAAAATTAACAAAGCCGTGTCTCCCAATCTTACCGAACACTTCATGAACCATTTCTCCTGCTTCATCATCATTATTAGTAGAGATAGAAGCAATCTTTTTTATAATATCGAAATTCTCATCAGTGATAGGAGTTCTTTTTTCTTTAATTTCTTCAGAGAAGATGTCTACAGATTTATTTAAAAGATCCACAATAATCTTAGGTGGAACGTTATATTTTTCAGTTAACTCTTTCAATGATTTGAATAAGTTATTAGCAATAATTACAGATGAAGTTGAACCATCACCCACTGATCTAACTAGCGTCTGACTAATCTTTCTTACAATATCTAATACTGTTCTAGGTAAATCTTCTTCAATATCAATATTTTTTAATACATTATAACCATCTTTAGTAATAGTGTGTTGTAACATTCTATCTTGAATAATGGTAGTTGAACCAAATGGTCCAAGGGTTGTTGATAGCACACTTGCAATATATTCTAAAGTTTCTTCTATTCTATTCAATGCTTTATCAGTTTCTATAATATTACTAGTAATAAAATCAGGTCTCTGTGACATTTCACTTTTAATTTCTTTTAATGTATTATCTAATTCTTCAATAGTTTCTTCAGCTGTAGTATCTTTAGAATTTAATACTTTATTATTCTTCATTACATTATCCATTTTATCTAAAATACTTTCCATCCAATATTTCCCCCTCAAAAAACATATCTATTTTAATATTAAGTATAATAGTTCATTTTCTATTTTGATGTCTTTAATTTCATTTATATAATTATCTTCTATATAACTTTTAATAGAAGTTAAATTTTCTTCTTTCAACGATACAAATTTACATGACTTAAATTCTTTATCTTCTTCTCTATCAATTGTCAAAACTTCGTCTTCGATTAATTCTTCGGATTTATATCCCTCTCTAATTTCTATGTCAAAGATTTCTTTCAAATCTGTAATTATTTTAGTTAAACGTTTTCCATTATCTTTGTAATCTAAACTATTAAGAAAATTAGAAGAGGAATGCTCTTGACCAACAAAACTAGTTAGTTCATTGTAAATTTCCTTGTTCATATTTATCAACCTTCTTCCATTTTATTTACTACCAATATTAATAAGCATCCTCTTACTTTTTCTTTATTTATTTTTACCTTGTTTTTCTTTATTTATAGCATCTTTTCTCATTTTATTCTTCTCTTCAATTAGATTTTCCCTTGCTTCTATAAGTTGAAATAGCAAAGGTATCTCAGTGTGATTAATATCATCAACACTGAGTTGACCTTCGAATAGATCTAAAATAGACGTGATGAACTTAGCATTCTTTTCTATCTTTTTTATTGTCTCTGATCGTATACCTTTACTATTTGTGTAAAAAGCGCAGTTTCAAGATCGACAGGAATTTCATCAATCAGAGACTGACAGTTTGGACATTCATAATTTTTAATTGCATAATCAATCTTATATCTATTACTTCTTTCAGCAAACTTTTGATTAACAGCTTTACCATCTTTAACTCCAAGACTCTTAAGAATTTGAATCTTCTTCTTAAATTGAGTTACTTCACTATAAACAGGTCTACCTTTCTTTCTAGAAGCTTTATAGTCTGGAATTAAAATCTTTTTAGTAAATAACACTAATGATGCTTCACTAGCGTTATTCTCTATCAACTTACTGTCTTGACTCAATAACTTTAAATGATCATTAAGTGAAGGAGTAGTAATATCTAAAATAACGTTACTCTCAGGAAGTCTAACTCTTTCAGTTGAATGAACTAAAGATTTCTCTAGTAATTCTCTGGCAGATTCATGTTGTTGCTTTAACAACTCTCTCATCTTGTCAGTAATTCCTTCACCTTCAGTTTGGATTAGCATGTTATTATCTACTTCGATACCTACTTGCTCTCCACATTCTGGACATTGAATATTAAATTTATTAGTATCTGGGAATGTTTGAGCATAGAGTCCGAATAGTAATGTTTGAATGTCATCGTATGAAGTGAGTTTCAACCAATCATTGAAAGTGATCTTACCAACACTAGTATTTTCTACGTGGTCATAGATAGTTTTATATAAACTTTTTCTCTCATTATAAGCATCTTGAGAAGAAGTGATAAGTTTATTAATATCTCCCATATCAAGAGCAGACATATTAGCAATGTAACCTGATTGAATGGCACCTACTTGGAATGTTGATTTGTCATTACTGAATACTTCTTTAAAATCATCAAACTGATCCAAAGGATTTTTATCAGTAATTTCAATACTTTCTAAGTCCATATTACTGAATACATCATCTTTTTGACTGATATTAACAACATTATCATTTTTCTTTTGAGTGATTCCTTTGACCTCACTGTCTTCACTTTTATTAATACTTTCTCCTGACTGTGATTCTTCTTCCATTTCTGGTAGATCGTCAGGATTTATTCTTGGAACTTCTGCATTATCTTTAATAGGTAAGTGACCTTCATTTACTACTCTATCTTCTTCGTCTTCATCTTCATTTGATTTATTTTCTCTAATTTCTTCTACTGTTTTTTCAATTTCTTCTACTGTTTCTTTACTTACTTCTTCTTCATCATCATTATCTAATTGTAAATCGGAAATACCCAATTCTTCTCTCTGTTCTGGTGTAAGTCCTTTTAATTTTTCTTTAATACTGTTATCGATTTCTGGCATTAAAACTTCCCCCTTAAATAATTATGTGTGAAACTATTTTACTGTTTACTTCACTTTTATTGAATAAAATTGCTATTTGTTCTTCAGATAATTCAGTATTAATTCCAATTGAAACTCCAACTGTGCTAATCGATCCATCCTTACCTTCTAGTGGCTGGATGTTAACACCTGTAAAGTTATTATTTGGAATAAACCTCTGAATTTGTTCGTTAGCTTCTACCGTTATTTCTCTTATCAATGAATCATCTAACCTTTCAAACTCGTATTGTTCTATACCTAAACCTATATCTGGATGCGTGGGATGTGAACCTTTCTTCATTAAAAATAAATTCTGTATCAGTCTAGCTTTTTCCATCATCCCTTCATATTCACCAGAAGTTTTAAATTGATTTACTTCAAGTTTAACTTCTTTACCCACTCAGCTTTCACCTACTTTCATAATTAACTTAACATATTTATAAGCTACTTATTATTATTGTTTATTAAATTTTTTTAATAAAAAGGAAGGTGAAGTGATTGAAAACTATAAAATGTCCTTACTGCGATGATAGATATGCTATACCCAAGAAAACTGATGGGAAAGAAGAAGCAAAAGAAGAGCTGTACGGACATATGGAAGACGAGCATGATGATCAGTTAGATGATATATCTCCAGCACAGGTTTATTTTAATTATAGAAATAATTATAATCTCAATAAAAAACATGGTGAATGCATTATAGATAAAAAACCTACAGATTTCAATGAGAAGTCCGAAAGGTATAACAGATTGTGTAGCGAAAGGTGCAAAAAAATATATAGAGAGCGATTCAAGCAACGGATGATGAAGAAATACGGTAAAGAACATCTATTGGACGACCCAGAAAAGCAGAAAGAAATGTTAGCTAATAGAAGTATATCGGGAACATACAAATTCAAAGATGAAGATGGAAATAAACATGAATTTGATTATACTGGGAGTTATGAAGAAGATTTTATAATTACTATGTTGGAACTATTTAAATGGAATCCAGATGATATTATAATGCCAGCTCCTATGATATTCGAATATATCAGTCCCAAGGATGATGAAGAACATTATTATATACCAGATGCTTATATACCTTCTATGGAATTAATAGTGGAAATTAAGAGTAAAAATAATAAACACTACAGACAACGTGATATAGACATTGAAAGGACTAAGGATAAAGTAGTAAAAGAGAGTAATTATAATTATATAAAAATATTTGATAAGAAATACGGTAAATTCCTAAAATACGTGAAAGAATTTACTACAAAAAATTTAAAATAACAGTTAATTAAAAAATAATATTATAGGAGGAATTCAAATGTTTTTAACAGAACAGACAGAGTTTAATGTATTACCTCTCAAAGAAAAAGTAAAATTTTTAGAAGAAAAGACAAATCTTTTTGTAGATCGTTTTTCTGATATCAATGAGTATAAAGTACTAAAAGAAAATGAAGAAATTAAAGAAGATATTGCAGATATACTTGAAGTTCAATTAGAAAATAATTTAGATATCATTAATGACTGTAAGGAAGAGAATGGATTATTAGAAAACGTAAAAGATAACTTATTTTACCTTTCTTCTTATCTAGAATCACATAGTAAATTCTTAGACGAAAAAGATAACAACAAGCTAGGAGAATTAATAGAAGAAACAAGTAGTAAACTGAATGATATTAATGATGAAAATGAAGGATTTGAAGAGCTAACTGAAAGATATGAAGAACTAAAATTAGTAATCAATAGATAAAAAAAAATTAAGCATAAGGATTTAGTTATCCTTATGCTTTTATTTTATAAGAAATAAATACCTTCATACTCATCATACTCATATTTATTTACTTCAAATTCTTTATCTTCTAATAATTCATTATAAAGATCTTTATCTATTTCCATTATATTATTGATAGCTATTAAATATCCTCTATCCATAAATAATCTTTTAACTTGAGCTAATGGGAAAGAGTCATCTCTAATTTGAAGGACATCGTCATCGCTCATCAACTTATTATCACTGATTCTAGTTTTATTAAAAGCAAAGTAATAATAACTAGTTTCTGGCATTAAATTCACTTCCTTTTTATTATTTAAGATCTGGATACTGCTTAAGTATATCTTCTATATCCATCCCAAAATGAATACTCATATATTCTATAATTCCTTCTTTTAATTCATCATTATTAACCCCTTTATCATAATCATGAAAGATAATAAAATTAGTATATTTATCCTTCTTAACATTCCTCAGAGATATAGAAACCATAGCATTATATCTAGGATTATTCTCTATACTTCCATGAAATGGAGCCAATGAGACTTTATCTATCTCAGTGCCATATTCGCATTTACTATCTATATTGATATATTCATTTTCGTTCTCTGAATGAATATGTGTAATTGAAAAATCATTATACATCATTATGGTAGCCATTACAATTCCTCCATTAAAGTATTATATTCTCTAGTGTATTTAATTACAATTAAAATGGCACATCGTTTTCTTCATCTTCTTGTCCTTCTGAAACTTCTTCTGCGGTTTTTTGGAATTTAGACGACTCTTCATATACTCTTCTCAACAACATAGTCTGTGTGATAGAATCTTCATGTTCTTCTATTAAATCTTCCAAACCAGGTATAAATTCGATACCTTCTTTTTCGACCAAATAGAAGTTCATGAACTCGTTGTTATGGAGTATTTGAATGAGATATAAATCTAAGTTTTCATCGTAAGAAATACTCTCAGGATTGATATTCTCAAAGCTACCATTAAGTCCAATTTCAGCTAATTCTTTAGCTCCATCAGTAGGTTCTAACAGAATTACGTAACCCTTTTCATCAGGATCAAAGTCCATATGAAAATTACTTAGAGAAGTAATTATACCTCTAAGAACTTCGTTAAGTGCTAATTGCATATTAATATCAACTTGCCCTTTTTCTTTTAACTCTTCAACATCTTCAAACCTTTTAATTTCAATCATTTTATCACTCTCCTATAATTAATGTTAATTCATTTTTATCATTTAAATAATATATATTTAAACTTTTAGTTTTTGTTCTAAATATGCTTTCTTTATTCTTTCATCTTTACTCTTCTTTATCATACCTACTAATGGAATTCCTGCAGTTTCATTTTCAAAATCCGAATTATTAAAAGCATTTCTCACAAATCTAGATTTACTCATTGGATGTAAATCAGCTATACTTTCGAGAAAAACTTTTTCAAATTCTTCATATTGAAAATTATTATTTGTATACGCATCATCAAAATCATACTCTAATATTTCACAAAACTGAGCGTTTCCAGCAATGGTCTCGGTAATTAATTCTTTGGCAAAATTACTTTCTATATATGGTTTTAATATCTTCTTATCTGAATTAAATAAACCTAACATTATTTTAATACATCTCTTGGTTACATTATTAAGATCCATTTTTTCATAATCATTAGTAGCCATTTTTAAGATTTTATGAGGAAGTTTCTTTTCATTTAATAATTCTAAATTTTTAATATTTACTTTTTTATCTTCTTTTTTATAATGAACTAACCCCATTAATAGCCTTAAATATTCAAAATAAGAGGAGGCATAGTATTTAGTGGCATCTTCAAGTCCTCTTTCTGTTAAATCTTGTTCGTAGTATGGAATTATTTCATCAATAATAGTTTCTAAAATTTCAGTATCAATATTAGTTAAGAATATTCCAAATATTTCATGATTCATGTCATTTCTATGTCTTTGAAGTGCTTTCATAACTTTTTTAATATATTCAAATTCTTTAGACATTTTCTAGAGACCTCACTTTCTTAAAACTATCAAAATCATCACTATAATCACGAAATATTTTTAGTATTTTGATTGGTTGTTTAAATTTATTATCATCAAAATTATCTTCAAAAAATTCTATTAATTTATTAATTTCTTTACCTCTATGAAATTGATAGCCATTTTTAATTTCTCTAATAACTAGAAATATTAATGTTTCTTCATTTAAATCTTTTATTTTTTCTTTTGCATATTGTTTGAGGATATCTGTAGTGGTTTCATTACTCCCTTTGCGATCTTTAATAATTGACATTAGTAAATTAAACTGATTAAACGTAGAATCAATTAATTCGAATATTTCTTCTCCTGTAAAATCATAATCATGAACTTGAAGATAGTTATTTATAAAATTATATTGCGGTTCGAAATAAACAGTTTTATTTTTATCTATTTCTCTTTGTCTAATTCTCAAGTCTTTGTCTAATACAATTTTTTCTATTTCCTCGTTAAACCCTTCAATTCCAAATACTTTTTTTAATTCGTATTTAACATCGTAAAAATTTGATAGATCATTTTCATTAATAGTTAAATTAATTGAATTGAAATAGGGTTTTATATCCGAAGGAAAATCTAATAAACCTTTAATAACTTTCATTCCATAGTCAGCATCATAATAAGAATTAAAATCTTTATTTAAAATTGATTGTAGTGTAGTTCCTAATATTTTTAATTTATATTCTTCCATCATATTCCTCCTTAATGAAATAAAGTAGGATATCCTATTAAGATATCCTACTTTTATTTATTTTAATACTTTTCTATTAGTAACTTTAATTCTTTAAAGAAATCTTGTGACTTTTCAATGTATTCTTCTTTAGTACAATAATCATAAATAGTCACGTAAGATAGAATATCTTCATCTTTTTCTAATTCATCTCTTAACGATAAAACTATTTTATCATTATTGAGGTTTTCTTTAATCATATTTAATCTATGCATATCGTTAGATTCCCTAAAGCTTTCACTTGCAATGATATCAAAATCAGTTTCTCCTTCATCATCTTTATAAGGAAGAACTGAAACTTCATATTCACCTAAACCCATTTTAGGAAAATGAATCTGCATATATAACATTTCTTCAGGTTGTTTGCATTGATTCTTATCTTTCATGGCACATAACTCCATCTCATTATTACCTGGATCGTGTTTCTTCATAATTTTAATAAATTCTCTCTGAATCTCCCAAATCTTATCAAGAGCATCTCTAGATATTTTCATATTATTCCTCATCCTTTCCATAACTTTCAACTAAATTTAGTTTCTCACTAACTCTATCAAAGCTAGAATACTGCTTCATGAATTTATTTAAACTCTCATTAATTCCAAAAATAACTACTCTATCTTCATAAACTATTCTTTCCTCATCTAATTCATCCCAATCTCCTTGATTCATATAATTATGAACATCTTCTGAATAATTTTCTCCAGTTTCTTCATGTAAATGATAACTACCTGCATGGATCTCTAATTGTGGTGAATTATTTTCAACTCCAATAGTTACTATCCCATCGTCAAAAACCACACAGTGCTCTTCAGGTTTTTCTACCCTGCTGTAATATTCAATAACTTTATTCATTATATCCATTAATTCCATTAATATACCTCCCAATTATTGTATATCAAAATTTCCTAGTATATTCTTCACTCTATCTTCTACATGATTGCTAATTTCACGTACAGTAGTGTTAATAGCTTTATCTATCATTTTATCAATACTGCCTTCTAACCCGAATGATTCTAATATCTCCAACTCTTTCTCGTTTAAGGATTCTCTAATATCATTGAAAACTAAAGCTTTCAATAACTCTTGAACTTCATCTCTATCTATGTCTTTTTTAATGCTCAATTTAGGTAAATCCTCCCTAGTAAATGTTTTTGTATTTTTTATTCTATCTAATAAATTCTGACTATAAGATCTTTTGTTATAGGGTTCTCTGTTAGATGTGGTTTCAATAAATTCTCTTATCTTTTTGATTGCTTCTTCATTTTCAGTATAGTTTTCATGTATTTCAGGTTCTAAACTATCAATATGAAAATTATACTTTCCATCAACTTCAATTTCAACTAGTCTAGCTCCACCCAAGTTTTCTTTACCAGTCTTCACTGTAGTTTCTCTTGTAATCTTTATACCTTTTAGATATTTATCAAACATCTTATTAATATTTATTTTTCTATAATTATCTATATCTAAGTCATAAAGATCAAATATTTTATCTATGAAATCAAGATAACTTAAATTCTCACCATTAGTGAATTGTGTGAGATAATAAAGAGTGCCACAATTAAGAGTTTCAAGAGACCCTCCAGTGGGATAGATATGAAAAGTAGTTATAAATTCAACTATTTTTTCTATATTCTCTTGGAAACTTCTAGTATATGCTGGTTCTGTTTTTAAAAAATAGTTCTTGAACCCAGTTAGGTCAATCACGCCGTTATAATTTTCACTGAGATTTAACTCTACATAATCAATATGGGGAATATTTTTATCTCCAAAGTCATCACTAAGAAATTCAGTTACATATTTATGATAATCTTCAGTTTTAACCTTAAGTTCCTTTAATGATTCAACAGTAGGAACCATCCCAATATCTAAAATAAATTCATTTACCCAAGCAAAAGAGTCAGTATCAGGTTCTTCAGGGTCATAGATATAACCATTTTTAATATTTAAATCAAACATACTATCATAATATTTCTTATATTCAGATATATTATCTCTACTGGTAATTGGCTTTCTACACTCATCTCTAACTATCCTTTTTAACTTATGATCAAAATCTTTCTTTTTTTCTTCATGAGTTTTATACATTAAACTTCACTTCCTTCTTTATATAGAGTACATTCATATTCTTCATCATACAAACTATTTAAATTAAATTTTTTAGAAGTAGTCAAAGTTTTCTTCCAAGTTATAAATATATTTCCTTCTCTAATCTCTCCAGCTACTTCATCGTTAAATAAATTTAGTATTTCGTAACCTTTAAAATGATTAGAGTTATTTAAAACTGAATCTCTTATTCTACTTCTTTTAACTAATTTTAAAAACTTATTATTTAAACCACATTCATAAAAATTATGTGGTCTTTTTCTTTTATAATATACTAAACCTTCACATCCAATCTTTTTAGTGGTTTTATTATAAAAGAATCTAAACTTAATAGCATCAATTCCTTTTCCATTAAAAGGAAAATCTTCAAATGAAATTTTATTTTTCTCCAATGTAATTTCCTCCTCTCTTATTAGTTTTTAATATAAAATTATTCTCTATCAGAATAATAATATATATTTAAATTATAGTTTAAACTATGCACCCTTATTTATTTTATTCGATAAAAACAATCAAATCCCTACATATAAAAATAAAAAAGCATAACCCAAAAAGGTTATGCTTTCATTATATAATTTAGTCAAAATAAATATTATGAACGTTTTTCTTTCCTTCTTCAGTCATTGTAAACAGTAACTGTCTCGCTCTAGAGGTAGTTCTCATCTTGTTCTCAGCTAATCCATCTCCACCAACAAAAGAAGGTATCAATATGAATTCAAAACCTGCACCTTCAAAACTTTCTTTATGATGTAAATGTCCCTGACAAATATATGATTTATCAGCTGTAATATTAGCTATCTTAAGCATGCTCAATAGGTCACGCTCTCTAGTATACTTACCAGTCCTAATATTATTCCCATGGGTTTGAATAATTTGTGAGTCATAAATAGAATGTACCTTATCAGGTTTCATTCTAGCATCAACTGTTATATTATCATAGTTCCCAAAATATCTCTTAAGAAACATTGCTGCTACTATATCCCAATTAACACTATCTGAATGGTTACCTGGAACTGCTGAGTAATGAATATCTTCTACATAATCTCTAAGAGAAAATATAATATCATTTAGAGCATCTACGTAAGCAAGCAACTGTTCTTCTTTTCTAAGATCCTGATTGTCTTTCTGACCTGGATAGGTGTTTCCTGCAGGATCATCTGCTCCATCACCATAATTCAATATATAAAGTTTTTCTGGTTTTACTATCTTAATATATTGAATGGTTTCTTTGATCAGTTTCTCTTTACTTTCATCAAAAACCGTCTTATTGTAATCTCCTTTACCACTCAGTAATGATTCTCCTTCAACTTTCTTACCAACATGCATATCTGCTAAATTTAATATAACTGATCTCCTTTTTCTATCTTCTTTATTTATATTATATTTAGGAGGTATATATTGATAATCATCAACTATCTCTGAGAGCCCATCTAACCATTTAGTTACAATATAGTCTTCCTGTCTGAGTTTCTTCAGTTCTCTCAAGTCTGATTTTAAAGACTTATCTTCAATATTTTTATAAACAGCATCTTTCTTTCTTGTGAGACTCTTATCTGTAAGTTCTTTGATAGTATGTGACTGCAGTTGATGTTCAGTGAACTCAATATCGTCATGAGTGATAGAGAACGCAGTCTTGATAGCATAAAGCTTATCTCTAGGAATTTCAAGCTCTCTTACACAATAATTAAGAGACTTCTGCATGTACTTATTACAATATAGATATTTAAATCTTTGTAGCTCTTTTTCTGTAACTTTTATCTCATCATTCTTCTTATATATAATGTAATATTCCTCATCTTTATCTGAAAAGAATTTATAATCTGGTTTTACTTCTTCCTTTCCTTCTTTAACTTCTTTAGGATTTTTGTAGTCTTCTGGCTCTATATCATGTTTCTTAGCCCATCTTGAAACTGTAGTGTGAGAGACATTATATTCAAAACCAACTTCTCTGTATGTGCCTAATTCTATTAACTTTTCTAATAGTTTATCTCTATCTTGTTTAATTTCATTCCAATCCACTTTAAAAAGCACCTCTTTTATTATATATTTAATAATTTTGGATGATATTTAATATTTTGTTTTAATTTTGAATAACTATTGTTGGATTAAATATTTTTCACGTTGTTAGATTATTTTTAATATTCTTACAGTTTAAAATAATTATTTCTATCAAAATTTATATACTTTTCCCTTCAGAAAAGTAAAATGAAATTGAAATTAATTTATTGAAAATTAATGATTATTACATTTAATTTTTATTTATTATTGATTTTTAATATATAAATTAGTTTATTGATTTCTAATATTGTTTGAGATTATTGTCCAAAATATATTAGATTCTAATTTTACAATTTTGATTTATATAATTTTCCCTTAGAAAAATGAATTTGAACTATTAAAATTTAATTAAAAATTTTACACAGATTATATTGAAAATCAATAAGAGATTTACCGACCATTAAAGTTTTATTAGATTTTTGCCGAGCTGCAAATAATTAGCAGCGCAGTGCGCTACTAATTATATCAATATATTATGGAAGTGCTAGAAAAAAGTTTTGTACTAAATTTTAAAGGTGGGAAAATTATTTTTTATTTAAAAAGAGTGGAATTGAAAAACAAAAATAATAAAAAGACACAGTGAGAAAGAGTAATTTAAGGGGGTAAGGGGGTTTAGGTAATAATTTTTAATAATATTTTATATCATAATTCAAAATAATAATACTATTCAATAATCTAATTTGAATAGTATTTTTCAATTGAAATAAAACTTCAGTTACAATTAAATTTTATAAAGTAATTATTTTTAAAAATTATTTTATAAAATTATTTTGTATAATTGTGTATTAATGTTTATTAATTACAAATGAAGTTTCAAAACCAGAAAGTCTTAAACTAACAAAGTAATAATATAATAGGGTAATTTAATGTAATATTGTAGAAAAGGTTAATTAATATAAATTTTCAATTAAGGATGATAATTATGTTTTTAGATAATGATCCATACTTAGAAGAGGATATTAATATAGATCCTTTAATATATCAATTAACAGAAGAATTCAACAAGATGTTAATTGAAGATTATAGTATGATTCAAAAGTTCATGTTAATAGAACATCAAGCTATTGTCAATGAAGATGAAGAATTATTAGAAGGTAAAATTGGAGACGTTATTAATTGGATCAAAGATCAGGTTAAAAAGTTACTAGATATGATTAAGAACTTTTTCAAGAAGATTAAAGAAAAGATATTTGGAAAAGCTGATAAAACAGAGAAAGATATTAAATCCAATAAAAAAGTAGAAAAGAGCATACAAAAAACAGAACAAGAATCTAAGAAGTTAGAAACTACTAATAAAAAAGTTAATGATCTAGCTAAGAGACAATTAAAAGATTCAAAGAAAAGAAGAAAAGAATTAGACAAGATATTAGCTGATACTAAAAAATATGAAAAAATCAATAGAGAAGTTGAAAATCTTGACTTTGATGCTGACCCTGAGAAATTTGAAATGGAAATGTTAAAAATTTCTAGACAACTAGAGGGTAAGAACGAAGAATTAAAAAATGCTAAGAATGAAAAACAGAAGAAATGGGAACAATTACAACAGGAAGAACTAGAATTATATGAAGAAATACAAGAAATTAAAAGAGATTTAAAAAGTTTAGATGGAGCAGAAGGTAGAGAAAAGGCTAAAATGGAAAGAATTAAAAAAGAACTTTCTATTTTAGAGAAACAAGATAATCCAGATCAGAAAAAATTAAATGATTTAAAAGAAAGAACAGAGATTCATAAAGAAAATTTATTACATTATAAAGAAGAGTACCAAAGATTAAATAATAAATTAGATGAAATTAAGAAAGAGAAAGAAAAGAAAGCAAAAGAAACATTAGATGCTTTTATTGATATCGATGAAATGGTTTTATAATATAAATAAAATAATAATCCTATAACTTTATAACTAATATAACAAGGAGGAATAATTATGATTTGCAAAGATTGCAATACAAATAATCGTTCAGGAAGGGTTCATTGCTCTAAATGTAGTGGAAGCCTTTTCAATAAAGAAAATGAACACAAAGGTATTTTATATAGCATTATGTAAATATCCATTTGCCCGAGAGTAACGGACAAATAAATAGAGAATATTACTCATTCGTATTGAAGAAGAGATAATCTTAATTGATTATCTCTTTTTATTTTTAAAGATTTAATTTATATAAAACAAAATAATACAAAAATTAAATTCTGAGGGGGATTTTAATAATGGTATTAACTGATAAAGAAATTAAAACATACATTAAGAATAGAAAGCTTAGAATAGATCCTTATAATCCTGGCAAACAGTTGCAAAGTTCTTCAATTGATTTACATTTAGATAATAAATACTTAAAGATGAAAGAAAGCAATGAGATTATCACTTTGGATAAAGAAATTGAGTATGAAGAGATAGAGAAAGATGAGATATTCATACCCGGTAAGAGTTTCATATTGGGAACCACTAAAGAATACGTATCTTTCCCAAACTCTATTTCCACGTTAATCGAAGGGAAATCATCCATTGGAAGACTAGGGTTATTCATTCAAAATGCAGGTTTTGTTAATCCTGGGTTTGAAGGTAAACTTACTTTAGAGTTATTTAACGCTAATAATCTACCAATTAAAATTAAAGCAGGAAAAGCTATCTGTCAATTAGTTCTCATGGAAAATACTGGGAACATAGAAAATTTATATAAAGATATAGGAACCTATCAAAATCAAGATAGAGTAGCAGGAGCTGACGGAACTAACATTACTAATATATAGTAATTGGATTTATAAGTATATATTATAATAGTGAAAGGAAGGGATAATTAAAATGATACTTGAAAAGATATTAAATTCAAAAAAGATAAGATATAATATACTTAACGATTTCTTCCCGAAGTACTTACCCGAAGAAAAGGATGACGTAGTATTTTATATCGATATCTATTCACTATTGAACAGTATTTATAATCCAAGAACTATTGAACACTTTAACACTATGAATAATAGTGAGAAGTTCCTAATAACAGTAGAACTACTCAATATTGCGGCTCATTATAGGAGATACTTCTGGTCGAGACATCAAACTTACACTACATTCTACTTTTATTACTCCACCAGAGAATGTGATAAACTGAAAGAAATCAATAGAGAATATAAAAAGGATTATTATGCTAAAAGAATCAACGATGATAACCCAGAATTCTCTAACATAAATTCTATAATGGAGAAGAATATTAAACTATCTAAAACTATCGGGAACTATATACCTAATGTCTATTTCATCAATACTAAAGAGTTCGATCCTGAAGGTTTTCCTAGATATTTTATAACTAACTACCATAAGGAAAATCAATTGAATGTCATATTGAACAATACTAAACTTTCTTGGCAGAATGCCTTATTAGATGATACTATAGTTTTGACTTGTAAGCAAGATAATTCTGAAGTATTAGAAAAAGAAGATATTATCCCTAAACTTACCGAGAAAGATTATGATGAATATACTTTTATACCAGAGTTATTACCTATTATTTTTAGTTTAGTGGGTTACAAAAGGTATAATATTCAAGGTTTAAATGGTTATGGTTATATTCGTTCTTCTAATAAAATACAAAAATGGATTGATGATGAAAAGATTAGTAATATAGAGTATTTAGATATAAATGACTTCATTGGAGATCTTGAAGATGAGTTTGTGGACAATCAGAAAGAAAGATTAAGAAAGTCATTCAAACAAATTTCACATAGAGAAATCAATAACTTGATGAATGAAAAGATGAAAGCATCCATCGACAATCAAATTGTGAATAAAGTAGATGGTCAGGCATTGAGATATATCAATGATAAATATTTTTCTGGAAAATATAGAACACCTTTAAAATTAGAAGAAATTTTTGAAGGTGAAGAGTATATTTAATCTCCTCTTACAAGATAATAAATAGAGTTTTCATGACTCTATTTATTATTTTTTTTTTCTAGACAACAATAAAATAATTAAAAATTTATAATATTAATGATAATAAATAATTTTATATAAATAAGCTAAGGCGGTGAAATTTCTAAATGAGTTATGGGAAAAATTTAAAATCAAGTTTGAAGTTTACTCTCAAGAGTGTTGCTAGGCGTAACTTACCTAATCTATTTAAGAATATAGAAGCTAATGAAGCAATCATAAATAAAGGTCAAGATATTAGACAAAATATTAGAGAAGCTAATTCTATTAGTGAAGGTATAAAGAAATCCATGTCTAGTAGTTCTAGTGGGAAGGTATCTGAAAACATTGATTTTGCAAAGCAATCTACTTCTGATCTGCTTAAAAATGCGATTTCCGACATGAAGTCTGGTCAACTCAATAATCAAAAAAGAGTAGAAGAAGCCAATGAACAAGCTATGGCTGATTTCTTTGACATGGACATGAGTGAGTTTGATTTCGATGACGATGAGTTTGATGTGGGAACTAGTACTGAAGTAGATGAAGGTAAAGTCAATGTAACTAAGAATGATAAAAAGACTTTAAATCAGCAAACTAACACCATTAATAATCAAACTGTTAATAATAGCCCAGTTAGTGTAACGAATGTTACTCAAGGAACTTCCGGAAAAATGCAGGAACTTGGAGCATCTATTTCTGGTAGTGTGTTAAGTATTGGTTCTAATATTAATAGAAGTATTACTATGACCAATAGTGTACTTAGAACAATGTTAGAATTTCAATTAGAGACCACTACGGATTATTACAGTACTTCCCTCAGTTTCTATGAAAGCTCACTGACAGCTTTCGAGGATTTGAATTCCAGTATCAATAAGATGGTTGATGAGACTGAGAAAAGAAATAATTATTTTGGAATAGGAAAAGATAAAGGGTCTGGACCTAAAGAGAAAGCAATTAATAGAATAATAGGTTCCGATGGTTCGTTCAATTTCTTAGAATATTTCAAATATGTGACTCAAAGTGCCACTAGCGGTGGTGGCATGGCTGATATGATCAAGATGGGAATTAAAGAGATTGTAGCTAACCCAGTAGGGAGAGCTATGACTGCTATATTTGATAATATGATTCCTGAAGGATTTAAAGATTCCCTCCAGCAATTTGATAGTATCATAAATAGTCTACCACAAACATTCTTATTACAGATGGAAAGATTGAAAGATTCCACTGATAATAAATTCTTTAAGAAGATATTAGATGTAATGGGTGTGGGAGACATTATGCAAAGCGGTCCTGATTTTGGAGGATACGAAAAAGGTGCAGTTCCTTTTGACGGGATTACTAAGCGTTCTATCACTCACACCATTCCTTCTCTTCTTTCTAAGATACTTTCAGCAGTTAGAGGGGATTCTAGTGAATTAGTGTACGATTATGATAAAGGCGCATTTACTACTAAGAAGAATATTAAAAAAGAATTTAGAGAAAAGGAACAAAAAGAAGCAGGTGGAAGTCTATTAACTGATGCTTCTAGTAGATTTGGATATGGGATGTCTGATGAAGAAAAGGAAGAATTAAATGAGATATTCACTAATATATCTAAAGCAGGAAAAATGTTCGATCCTAATGATAAAAACTACAGTGCTGAAGATTATAATTTAAATGAAGATCAAATGGGATTAATGAAAAACTACTGGAACGATTTAGATAATGATGAAATGTTCCAAATGCAAAAGAGAATAATGGAAGGTAACAGAAATCTCAATGACCTTTATACTGAAGCTGGGCAAAGTTCGACTTATGCAGCTGCATTTGATACAGATAATATTAAAGATCAACAAGGTTCTGGTGGTAAGAATAAATCAATATTTAAATCAGTTACCGATGTGATTCCTAAGTATCTTGCTAGAATTTACTATTCTCTTTCAAGTTACGATGATGACTTGGTTACTAGAGAATTGATCAAAGATGATTTTGACGAAGGAAAGATGGAAAAGCTCGTTAGAAAAAATGAGATAAAAGGGATAGCTGGTAAGAATAAAGATGAAGAAGAAAATTCAATGGTTACCACTTACAAGCCTGATAAGAAATCTAGCACAGATAAGTTAAGAGAAAGACTGCAAAACCAAAATGAAGATAAAGAAGATTCAGGTTTCCTAGGGGATCAAATAAGTAGAGGAAAAGGAAAGATTGATGCTATAAAAGAATCAGTTCAAAAGATGTATAGCGCTCCTTTTGATTTTGTAAGTGAAAACGTGATAGACCCTATGAATCAGAAGATTACTGACCTCTTCTTTGCTCACGAAGATGGAACCAAAACTTCTTTAATTGATTCCATGAAAGATAATCTATTTAATCCTATGAAAACTGGGTTTAAAAATTTATTATTTGGAATGGACACTCCTGAAGGACTCGACATCGATTCTCCTGATTTAGGCGGGTGGTCTCCTTTTGGAATTAAAGGTCTCTTCGGAAATTTTGCTGATAGTTTTGATGGATTAAAAACTTCTCTCAAGAAATTCATGTTCGGTGACAAGAATGCTGAAGATGATGATGATAAAACTGGTTGGTTGAACGGAGAATATGCCAAAGCAGCTGGGATAGGTGGAGCATTGTCACTATTCCTGCCAGGTGGTCCACTAATAGGAGCAGGATTAGGACTATTCTCTAGGACAGATGAAATGAAAGATATGATTTCTAGTACCAAAGATTTCCTCTTTGGGGACAAAGGCGATGAAATAGATCCTGATAATCCTAAGAAATCGATGTTCAAATTCGCTAGTGATGATCAAAAAGATCAATTCAAACAGCTTGGTATTTCAAGTGGGGTTGGTATTCTATCTAGTTTTATATTGCCAGGTGGACCACTATTAGGAGCATTAGGTGGCTTAGCTTTCAATACTAGATCAGTTCAAAACTGGTTGTTCGGTGAAAGCGATGAAGATACTGGTATCTTAGATAAAATTGGAATGAGTGATAAGGAAGACCTTAAGAAAGCTGGAATATCGTCTGGTATAGGAGTCTTATCTAGTTTCATACTACCAGGTGGACCACTATTAGGAGCCTTAACTGGTTTCGCACTTCAGACAGATCAAGCTAAAGAATTTTTATTTGGAACTGAAGATGAAGAAGGTTTCTTGAATAAAATAGGTTACAACGAAGATAGTATTCAAGGAGTTAAAATTGGTGCTGGAGTAGGTGCTTTAACTGGATTAATAATGCCTGGTGGACCTTTATTAGGATCCCTATTAGGTGTAGCTAGTCAATCTGAAATAGTTAAAGATTACCTATTCGGTGAAGATGGAGAACTCACTAAACGTGGAATAGATGAGAAACAAGCTAAGAAAATGGGTATATCTGGTGGAGTAGGTGCTTTAGTAGGCTTAAGTATGCCAGGTGGACCAGTGATTGGTGGTTTATTAGGTATAGCAACTCAAACTGACCAGTTCAAAGATTTCATGTTTGGTGATGATGGAATTCTAACTTCAATCAATATTTCTAGAGATAAATTAAAACAACTAGGAATAGGTGCAGGTGGAGGTGCGTTAGCAAGCCTAGTACTTCCAGGTGGACCAGTGATTGGTGGTTTATTAGGTATAGCTACTCAAACTGAATACTTCGATGATTTCATGTTTGGTGAAGATGGTATTGCTACTAGCATTGGTTTAAGTAAAGAAGATATGAAACAAAGAGGAATGGGTGCTGGCGTAGGTGCATTAGCTTGGATGGGAATGCCAGGTGGACCTGTTCTTGGTGGAATGCTAGGATTAGCAACACAAACTGACGTGTTCAAAGAAGCAGTATTCGGTTCTAAAGATAAAGAAGGATTGATAGATAAATTAGGAAGTAGTAAAGATGATCTGAAGAAAAGAGGAATAACTGGAGTTAGCTCTGGTTTATTAGCATCATTCTTCTTACCAGGAGGTCCTTTAATCGGTGGTTTAGTTGGATTGGTAACTCAAACTAAAGCATTTAGAGAAGGAGTATTTGGTGATGAAGGAATCTTAACTAAAGCTATGGATAAACTAAAAGGCTTTGGAAAAGATCTTACAACTGCTATCTTCGGTGATGAAGATAATGAATCTATAATTAAAAAGGGTGGAGCTTTGAAAGAAGCTATTGGAGATAAGTTAGTTGATAATGATTTAAGGAAAAGTTTCTCTGATACAGTAAGTAAAGTATTTTCTTCAGCTAAGGATTCTGACTTTTCTCCGTTTAGCATTGATATAGGTGGAGATTTAACTAATAGTGCTAAAGACTCTGCTTTAAAAGCTATTGATGGTATGAAAGACATGACAAGTGCAGTGACTGGAACAGCCAAAGATATGTCTGCTAATATTAAAGATAAGACAACTACTAAATTATCAGACGTTAAAGAAACTATTACAACTAAGGTTTCTGATGTGATAGATACTATAAAAGATAGAGATATAGATAATAATGAAAAAATAGATGTAATATCTAATAATTCAGATTTCATCAAGGAAGCTATTGGAATCGATTCAGAAAGCACTATTTCTAATAGATTAGCTAATATTGATAAAAATACTAATAAAAATGAAGAATTATTAAAACAAATTGAACTCAATACTAGAGGTTTAGGAGACCCTAGTGCTGATCCTGCTCAAGAGGGTAAAGCTGGAAGTAGTTGGATTGGTAAAGCTAAAGACTTCGTTAAAGGCGTAGTTACACATCCAGTTAAATGGGTTAAAAATGCCATCGGTGGAGTTTTTAAAGGGATAAAGAATAATTTAAAGAGAATATTCATAGATCCTATAGTTAAAACTCTTAAGGGTGTAACTAGTCTTGTTAAAGGATTAGAAAAAGGAATAAAAGAGATATATAACGTTTCTAAAGCAGTCATTGTTGAAGTCTACAATGTTGGAAAATCAGTCATTACAACAGCAGGTTCTTTCTTGAAAGACTCTGTAATTAAACCCCTTGGAACTCTTATTGGAGAAACATTTAAAGGAGCTATCAAGGGCGCTGTTAAAACTGTGGAGTATTTTGGAAGAGCTGTAGATACTGTTGTTGACGGACTATTCAATGGATTAGATATCCTTAAGGATGCTTTCTTTGAAGCTGGAAAGACAGTGATGTCGTTTGCAAAAGCTACTGGAAGCCTAGTACGTGATGGATTAGGCATGCTTTCTAGTGGAGTATCTAAAGTAATCGGAAGAGATAAAAGAAAAAGTCTAGGAAGTGTATATGTTGAAGGTGGAGTATTAGATAAAGTAAAAGAAGTAGTTAGAATAGATACATCTAAATCTAGTAACTCTTCTGGAATTAATAAAGATAGCTGGGCAGATAAAAGAAGACAAGCTAGAGCTAATGAAGAATTAGAAATAGAAAAAACTGAAAATAAATTATTAGGTAGTATAAATAAAGGAATTGGTAAGATCACAGGTGACGGAGAAGGAGATGGTTTATTCTCTGATATTGGTGCTGAATTAGGTGCAACTCTTATTGGTGATACTAGTGGAGAATTTATAGGAACACTAATGGGTGATACAGCGGGAGAAGCTGGCGGCGGTATTTTAGGTGGAATCATAGCTAACTCAGCTTTACAAGGAGCTGGATCATTATTATTAAATGCATCTGGTATTGGTGCTGGAATAATGGGAGTACTTGATTTCTTTAAAGGTCTTGGAAAAGCAGATGATTGGTTTGAAGAAAATACAGGAAGTAATAAAGTATTCTCTGGAATAGGAGCATTTTTCAGTGGTTCAGAAGATGATACTTCAAATATTGTTAAAAACGCTATAAAATGGGGAATGGCAGGTGGAGCAATCGCTGGTATTGGATCATTCGGTGTTGCAACTCCTGTAGGTTTTGGCCTTGGTGCAGCATTAGGCGCTGGATTAGGATATATTGGTGGTGAAAAAACATCACATGCATTTAAAGCAGTTGGAGATAAGTTTGTAGACTTTACTAATTTCATGGCTAATGGATTATTAGGTGGCAGTGAAAAAGATGATGAATCTACTATAATGGAAAGAATGTATGAAACTGATGGACTTAGAGGATTAATACTAGGTGCCACTGCAGGATTTCCTTTTGGTGGTCCAGTAGGATCTGCTATTGGTGGAATACTTGGTTATATGGGTCCAAAGGGTATAGTAGATAATGTTTCTACATTAGGAACCGGAATTCTTAGTGGAACTATATGGTTAAAAGACACAGTAACTGATATGTTTAATGGGCTAGAATCAGAAGATAAAGATGAAAGAATGAAATCTTTTGGAGAAATATCTACTGTATTAGCAGGAGCACTTACTGGTGGAGCCATAGGAACGGGGTTAATGCCAGGTATAGGAACAGTTTTAGGTGCAGGAATTGGAGCTATAGGAACAGTAGGTATAATAGATATCACAGAAAAGTTAGGTAAGAAGTTAAAATCAGGCGTAGAATGGTTGAAAGATACTGTTTCTGATAAAGTTGAAAGTATTAAGGAAAACTTTAAAGAAAGTTCGGATGAAGAAAAGGGAATAATGGTTATGAAAGGTGCAACAGGCATCTCTGGTGCATTAGTCGGTGGAGCATTAGGAACAATGCTAATGCCAGGTATAGGAACCATACTAGGTGCGGCACTCGGTGGATTCGGTGCTACTAAGCTAGTAGATCTTGGAGTTGTTGTTGGTAATAAGATGAAAGATATGTACGACTCTATAACAGATAAGTTTTCTTCACTTAAGAAATCATTTACTGAGAGAGATGACCTACAAGATAGAAAAGAAAGTGATGTAAATGATGAATTGAAAGACCAGTCTGGAATTTCTGGTTTAATCAATGGAATGTCTGCTGGTTGGTACTTTAGTGGAGTTACTGGTGCTTTATGGAGTGGTTTACTTGGATTCATGCCTAGTTCTATATTCTCCGTAATATCTACTATTACTGGAAGTATCTCATCTGTTTTTGGTGGAATTAAGGATAAATGGAATGATATCAAGAATAGAATGGGAGAAATTAAAGATGGAATGATTGATGGATTAAATAAACTTCCATTCATTAATATTGGTGGAGATGAAGAAGACTCTGAAATAGCTAAAGCTCAGAAAGATAAAACTAGTATCATTGAGTCATTCAGTTCTTTCAGTACTGGTATATCTAACTTCTTCACTAACAAACTCCAAGAGGTTAAAGATGGTGCTGGAAGTTGGATTAATAAAATAAACCCATTTAGTAAAGATGAACCAAAAAATAACCATTCTATAAATACAGAAAATTCTAATCTCGAAACAGTTACAGGTAAATCTTACAATATGGGTGATATAGCTTCGCATTATGAATCAGGTGGAGCGGGAGCAGGAATTATTAGTTCTGGTAGAGGAGATCATGGTGGAAAGTCTTATGGTCCCTATCAGCTGTCCTCAAAGCAAAAGACATTACACTCATTTGTAAATAATTTTCTTCCCAATAAAGATAAAGCTATTTATAATGAATTGATGTTAAATACAGATCCAAGCACTACTAGGAATAAGAGGAATAGGAAAGTTGCCATTACTAGTGATGATTTTGATAAGAATTGGAGAAAAGTTGCTAAAAAGTACCCTGAAAGATTCAGAGCCTTGCAAAGTCAATTTATAAAAGAATCCCATTACGATCCTATGAAAAGAAGATTTAAAAGTGAATTGGGTATTGATTTAGATAATAAAAGTAAAGCTTTAAGAGAAGCAGTATTCTCCACAGCTGTTCAGCATGGTGCTGGAACTAGTCTAATTAATAATGCTGGAATAACTAGTGATATGTCAGATAAAGATATTATAAAAGCTATCTATAATGAAAGAGGTAAAAGAAATAAAGATGGCGAGTTAGCTTACTTCAGTAGTAGTAGTTCTGCGGTTCAAAAAGGAGTTTATAATAGACTTCTAGGAAAAAGATCTGAAGGTAATGAGCTTGAAAATGTATTAGCTCTTTATGATCAAGAACAAACAACCGCTAGGTCTACTTCTACTAGTGACTATGTAGATAAATATACTAAAGATGGTGAAGTACTTGCAGCTGTCAATGAAACTATCAAAGCTAGCAACGAGATGAACGAAGAAGATAGACAGCTTAAGAAAGAATTGATTGAGGTTACTAAGGAACTCTTGAATTTTAATAAAGAAATAAATGATAATTTAAGAGAAGACCTTCAAAATAGACTTGGTGAAGAACAAGATATTAAAGACTTAAGTTCACAACAAGTCGATATTCTAACTCAATTAGTTCAAATGATAAATAAATCAGAAACAGAACAGGAACAGAATTCACTTCAGAGCGCTATCAGTATGCTATTTGGAAATATGAATGACGGTAACGTTTCTGGAAGTAAGAATACAAAGTATGAAGATAAAATAGCAACAGGTTAAAGGTGGGTGATAAATAATGGCAGATGATGAAGGAAAAGCGACAGAAGAAGCAACTAACTCAGATGAGGAAGAAATAGATTATGAAAGTAGCTGGGAGAACTATAGTAACCTTAAAGGTATAAATAGTGGGAAATATAGAACAGATGAGAAATATATAGATAAAGTAGCAGGAGCACCATTTAAGTATGGTCGTTCCGATATTGGAAATAGAGTATATTCAGAGACTTTGGGAGCAGACGCTCCCTTAGTTTCTCTCTTACCTGGTTTACCTAATATCTTTGGTGGAAAAGTAAATGAAGATGACTTTTCTGTTAAAGAACTAATAGAAAGTCCAGAATCTATTTTTGATATATTTGACAATCAGAAAATAGATGCAGCAGAGGAAGATGATTTAAGATTCTATACTTTTGATGAGAAGAGACATGATTATATTAGATATGTAGGAGAAATGCTTGTACATGTAATGTCAATGCTTGGAGTTGAAGATACAGACAGTCCAGTAGATATGTATGAAATGTATAATTTAGCTGGACCAACCTTCTATTTCGATAAAGCGAGTACCATTACAGAAAGCATTGATAATACCTATGATAAACCAGCTTTTGCTCAAATGACAGAACAATTTAGTGGAGTTGCAAAAGACTTGGCTGCATTAATGAATAGAACTGGAGAAAATATCAATGAAGACGTTAGTAATATGGAAAATCCAGATGGAACTAAACTTTCTGATAAATTAGGAACTTTATTAACAGAAAGTACGTCTTCGTTTGTTAAAGGTTCTAATATGTTATTCCCTAAAATATGGAAAGACTCTAATTTTAGAAAAAGCTATAGTTTACAGTTCAAATTCAGGTCTCCTTATGGCACTCCTAAAGCTATATATAAATACGTATTTGCACCAACTATTATGTTACTTGCATTTGCGTTGCCTAGACAGAATAGTTTAATGGGATATAAAAGTCCATTTATTATTAAAGCAGAATGTCCTGGGCATTTTAGCATTGATATCGGTGCTATTTCATCTATGACAATTAAAAAGGGTGGCTCAGACGACTTATGGACAACCAGTGGTCTTCCCTTACAAATAGATGTTACCGTTAATATAGAAGATTTATATAGTACTATGAGAATGAATAAAACTGCAGCTTTCTTAGCAGTTAATAAAGGAATGACTACTTATTTGGATAATATGGCGGGACTAGGAATAGCTGATCCAATACTATTCAAAAGATTCGAGCATAGAGTTAAGTCTGGTTTTTATGATATTAGACATATCAATCAAACTATCAAAGGTGAAATGGAAAATTACATGCAAAAAATGAGAAAGTATTTCCCACAGTAATTTTTTCAATAAATATTTCTGTTAACTAATATATTAAATAAAGATAATATTTCTAAGGGGGAATATAATGTGTTTGATATAGATTATTCAGAAGAAGAAATAACAGAAATAATTAGTGAAAATCAAGATAGTTTTGATTTTAAAACTGGATTTAATGATAGAAAGATGGAAGAAGTTATCAATGAAGTAGAAACTATTAATAATAAAAAAGTCCATAAAATATCAATGGTTATTAAAACAGATCCACAAGCTGCAAAGAGACCTAGAGCTACTGGTAGAGGTGGTTATGTAAGAATGTACGATCCAGATGAAGCTGATAAGAAAAAGTTAAAGCAAAAAATAAGAGAAAAAGTTGGAGAAGATTTTGAACTTATCACAACTGCAACTATAGTTAATATTGATTTTTATAAAAGAACTTTAAAATCATTCACCAAAACAGAAGCCGCACTGGCTGAATTAAAAATAATCAGACCTACTACTAGACCTGATATTGATAACTTTGATAAATTCTTCTTTGACTCTGGTCATGATGTTTTATGGGAAGATGATGGTTGTATCATACAAGCTAATTCGAATAAATATTATTCAATTAATCCCAGGATTGAAATAGATATATACTATTTAGAGGAGTGATTTAATTTGGCAGAAAACGTAGAATTCACGGAAGGCGATATGGAATTAATAGAAAATGTAAATAAAGTTAAGAAACATTTGATATCATATTATTCTAAAGAAGACTTAGTCGATACTATTAAAGAGTTGATAGATAATTCAGATAATATAAAATTTAAAAATAAAAGAGCTAAAAAATTTATTAATATTAATACTCCTGTATTTATGATTACAGTTAAGGATATTGATGAAGATGATTTTAGAAAAGAAGATAAATTGATTCAGTTTATGTCTAATACTATTTATGATGAAATTATAGACAAGTTCTCTGATTACTTCATTGAAGAAGACTATCCCGAAGAATTCGTAACGGATAACCCCGAACTCTTTCAAGAAGACGGAACTCTCAGGGATATCACTAAGATTATCATCTCGTCCATATTTAGTATGAGATTTGAAGTTAAGACTCATTCGGTCTATTTAGAGTATTTCATTTAAGAAAGGATAGTTAGTATGTTTATTGATGAAGAATACAGCAGTCTAAGGTCTCAGATAACTATTCACGTTAGAAAATTGACATCTTTCTTTAGTATCGAATTAGAAAATGACGATCTAGAGGTTTATGGAGAAAATGGAAATAAAAAAGGTAAAGTATATGTAAAAGGTAATTTAATTTATAGTAACAAAGAGTTAGAAGAAAAGTTAGATGAATTAATAAATAATATTAATTATAATATACTATATAAAGAAAAAGGATTTGTTATTGAACTTTTTAGATAAATTATAATAAGGATAAACCAATTTAATGGTTTATCCTTATTTTTATTATAAATTATTCTTTAGGATTGAAATAATATTTAAATGATAATTCTTGAGCATCTCTAGCAGAAAACTCTAGCAATTTAGTAGTGTGAAGAGTTTCTAAGATAGTATATTGAATGATACTTTCAGAAATAGTATTACTAATCTCCAAGTTTTGATCGACACCCTCTGAAACAGGTTCTCTTCCTGCATTAATAGCAATTGATCTGAATAATGTAGGTTTGTCAGATTCTACTTTGTGATAGCCAGCCGAAATAAATGATTCTTTTACAGTTTCATTTTCTTCACTATCTTCACTATCGTTTCCTTCCGATTCTTCACCTTCAGTTTTTTCGTCAATTTCTTCTTCGTCTTCTTTATTTTGTTCAGCAATTTGTTTTTCTTTATTGATAACGTCTACTACTTTATCTTTAACAAATTCAGAAACGTCACCTGAAACTTCTGTTACTTCTTCATCTTCGTTAAACTTAGAAAGAACAAGTTCAATATCTTCATCTAATGCTTCTTCAGCGTACTTACATGCTTCGTTATATAAACTACTCATAGCATTAGTTTTCTCTAAGTTTTCTTTATTAATTAATCCTTCATCTACCATTTTTTCAATTAAGAAACGAACAGAATTTTTAATCCCTTTTTCATTATTAACTTTAAATTTTCTATCTAAATGAATAGATTCAAAAATAATATTAGTTAATCCTTCAGTCAATAATATTTTGGTATAAGAATTCAAGTTTTCCATTCTTTCAGCTAATTCTTTCTTTTGATCTAGTTTCTTCTTACTGACTATTTTTTTATAACCTTCTTCATTAGCCTCTTTTAATTCTTCTTCTCTTTTTCTAATCTTTTCTTTCTCTTCTTTTATCATCTTATCTCTAGAAAGCATAATATTATGAGAAACACTATGCATTTTCTTTCCAGTTTCAGTTTCACTTAATTTTATATCGTTAAAATTAAAGTTGAACATTATTATCTTTCACCCTTTCTGATTTTTAAATATAGGAGATAGTTATATTCTTCTCTGCATCAGACGTAGTATAATCATTAATATTAATGTACTCTGGTACAAAATTAATTAATTGTTGGTGACTAGCTCCTTGAATACTTTGAGATTCTTCATAAGTATATATAATTTTTTGTGTATTATGCTCATTTAGTGTATTGAATTCTATATAATCTATTTCATCGAAGTTGTTTTCTAATTCAGTGATCAAATTAGATATTGAAATTACTCTGGAGTCAGAATTGTTTGTATTTTCCATGAAAGTGGCTATGAAATCAATTATTTCTTTTTCATCTATAGTTTGATTAAGTTTAATATTTAATGAAACAGACATATTCACATCACTATTAAATCTCTGACCGCCTTCTTCAATCTCATAGTACTGAGACATACCGAATGTATTATAAAATTTCATATCAAGATCAGTATTATTTTGTAATGAGTTTAAATTATCTTCCAATATAAATTCAAAGGTGCTTAATAAATTATATAGGCTATCGTATTTACTTTCTTGATCCAAATAACTGTAACCAATCATTGGCATAGAATTGATAGTTATATTATTTAACCTATTATTAGTGAAAGTAAGAGAAGTTAAAGTAGATCCTTTTATAACAGTGATATCCACTAAATAATTTGAACTAAGCATTACTTTATTATTATCTAAATCTATACTAGAGGTTACTATATTTGAATTATCATTAATAGTGTCATTGATCAGATTCAAAGCATCGTTGATTGTCATTCCTGAAGTTAATGAAACAACTACATTCTCAGTATCTACATCGTCACTAATATTGAAAGTTAAATCATCATTCACATCTATAACTGAAGTATCATCTATGATGAATTCATATTGTTTTTCATCATAATAGATGTCAGATGAAATAATGCTGTCTAGTGATTTAAAGAAAGTAACCAATTCCCTTGAATTCAGTCTGATGATCTCGCCATAATTATTACTATCAAAATCAGTGAATGAATCTGCTTTAGCATCATCCATCTGCTGAAGATAAATACTATTCTTAGTTGTATTAGTACCTTCATTTAATAAAACAACGATATCAATATTCATATCTGAATTTATATAAACTTCATTCATTAAATTTCCATTTAAATCTCTAAATCCATTTATTATGGGTAAATCATTATTTCCATCAAAATTATTATTAGTTTCTAAATTAGTCCCATAGATCATTTCTCCTCGACTATCATCTGGAATATAATTTAAGTTGCAATACCCAACTGGAGTTTCTTTTTCGTCTTTTAATATCGCAATGGTTCTTAATCTATTAGGGTCTCCGATATATTCACTTGGAATGTTGGTTGATTGGATTTCTATTGCTAGTTCATATACGTTTGGAGAATCATTAGTTAATATAGGACTTTGAATGCTATTTCTATTTAAAAATAGAGTATTGATTATAAACTCATAGTTAAAGGTAGTACTCACAAAGTCGTACCCTAAGAAATACTCCTCATTCACATAATCTCTATAGTAATTGATGAATGGTGATCCATTTATAACTTCTGATTTAGTTGTATATGGTAAAGAATATTTAAAGTAATCCTTATCACTGTAATTTGCGATATCGTCTGAATTCCTCAAAAAGAAACCGTAATCTTCCTCGGGATCTCTCTCAAAGAGAACATTGAACCCCGTGTTCAATAGATTATTATTTTCCTCCAATATTTCTTTATTTGTCTTTATATTTAAAGTATTGGACGGAATAACTTCTAAATCTTTATCTTTTAATAGAATAAACGAAGAAAATATCCTTCTTAAAATATCATCTCTCTTTTTGATAAATTCCAAGGTGCTATCGTTCACACTTATTTGATTGATAAGATCATTGAAGAAGTTATTTAAGTCAATATTGGTAATTAGGTTTTCTCTAGTTACAAAGTCTCTCATCAACATTTCTTTTAATGCAACTAGATCTAACTGATCTTGCCCATTCGATGAATCAGTCATTGCCATACATATAACATTAACATCTTGCTTATCTGAACTAATAAATCTAAAGTCGATTACTTGGTCGGTATCAAAAGTAAAGTTTCCTTCTTCACCTAGAGTTGTGTAAGTTTCTATCGCTATCTCAGAGTTGAATGCTGGCTTAAATTCTCTAGGGAGAGCTGAAAAGTATATCTGATAAGTATCGTCGTCTAAAAATGTGTAATAACAGTATTGATCTTCATCTGGGCTGGTCTGTTCATTAAAATACTTAGGTAAAACTGTTGAAGTGTCGCCTAAGTTATATATCACATTGAATATTGCTAATTGATCATCGTAATCTATGTCATAAAAGATATTGTTGATTTGATCTTGGGAAAATACGTTGTAGGTCAACGTATTTTTCTCCATCTGATAGACTGTTGGATAGAAGATTAAAAATTCTTCACCATTGATACTATCTATAATACTATCAATATAAGGAGTTTCTATAGATTCTATATGCTCTTTATTATCATTAATTATATACTGTACATTTATAGTATTATTTTCATTATTAATAGTTAATATAATATCTCTGTCCAGCATGAAATTATAGTCACCAATATTCCAATTATTATTATTACTTATGATAAAATAATTAAAATCTTCGGTTAAATAATCTCTAGTAATATTATATCTATCTTTATAAATATCTTTTATATTGTTACTGGAATTAAAAAATTCGTCATATGAAATTGAATACTCAATTATGTCACTTCTTTTAATTGCTAATGATAATCTCATTTGAGCAGGCTGACTTAGATTTATAGTAACGTCCTGCCTTTTAGCGTAATTGTAAATACTTTCAGGTTTTTGTGCTGTATTTAAAAAATATTCCTCATAAAGAGCATCTTTATGATACGCTGAGAGAGCAGTATAATTGCTTATGGCTTCTGTAAAGTATCCAAATAGTCCTGATTTTAATGTATTCAATGATTCGGGATCATCGGGATCCATATTGAAATACTTCCCTGCTAGTTCGACCATCTCTTCTTCAATTTCATAAATATCACTTGAAACATTTATTGGGTCTGTCAATTAAATTCACCACCTTAATTAATTTTCATCATCTTCATCGTGTTCATAAAATACTAGTTCTGGTTTTGTATTTATATTATTAACTCCTACTGGGAAATTTTCCGATAAGAGAGAATCATTAAAACCGAATAATTTATTTTGACTTATGACTGATGCATTAAATTCATAAAGATTTATTGGGTTCATATCTTCTTTATAATTGAATACATAAGGTACATCAAAATTAACTATTTCGTGTTCTCCTTCTTGAAAATCTAAACCACTGTAAGGAATTGCTGTAGGGAACACACCTGTATATTTCGACCAATACTGGATGGTTTTACCATCTGGCTTTAAATTAAAGTGATATACAGAACAAGTAAAATCCAATTCTCTATTCTCTATCGTATCGAAACTAGGGATAAATAATCCAGTTTGGACTCCATGTATATAATCTACCCACATTTTGTGTAACTTTAATACATGTAAATCACTTGTTTCCCTATAACTAATTGAAAAGTCTCCTTCAGCTACACTGTTAACAAAGCCTTTTGATAGAGTTTGTTTGTAACCATTTCGAGTCTCTCCGATTGATTGAGTTTGAAGGACGGTATCTGAATTGGAGAAATTAGTAGCAGTGTTAGTTAATAGCGGAATTATAAACATGTTGTTATAACTAGAACTATTTCCCGATTTTGTAGGTCTCCGTGTTAATAATTTAATAATTTCGGGATGGTTAGCTGCAATATATCTAAAATAATTACTAGCTACCATATTCCTGTCTGCTGAATTAGATCCTCCGTATCCAAAGCCTTGACCTTCTATCCTTTGTTGGTTTACTAAATCTGGAATTTCTCCATTTTCAATATATTGATCGTAGCCATTTCCAGATAACACATTTAAATTAGGTATAGTGAAAAAAGTATAGGAATATCCAGTAAGTGAACCTTCTTTATAGTTACCTACTTTTCTACTATAATTTATATATTTGCTAACATAATCTTTATCTTCATATAATTCTAATGGTTCTATATTAGTATTACTTTTATATGGAATAGGTTCTCCATTTATATTGGTTTCTCCTGAACCTCTTTCTGTTATTCTTTCAGTAGTCGCTCCTCTTCCTCCAGAGAATATATTATTTAAATCCATTCATCTATACAACTCCTTTCTAAACTAAAATTATTTTATTGTTAACATTAAAAGATATTTTAAATATATATTATAATTATGGTAAGCTTAAATAGACTCCAGTATGGTGTTATTATTCTCTTTCCCACCTATCACTTACTGGTTGAAATCTCTTAGTCTAACATTAAACCACCATGATTAAAAAGGAGTTGTTAAATATAAATGAAGCTTACCAAACAAGAAGAAGAGATGGATAAAGAAAGTCAGGGACAATTAAACAATGCTAAATCAAATAGTAATTCTTCTGACTTTTCTAAAAGAGTGCAAGAAGTAGACGTCCCTAATTTTTTCGAAAGCGTATGTATAGTACTGGATTATTTAATTTGACTGAACGAGATAGTTATAGAGGATAATAGTATAAAAATATTATCTATTAATAAAATGTGGGATTTTATTAATAGAGTATTTTTTTTTATAAAAAATATATTTTTAATTTATTAATATAATAAGAACCTAGTTCTATTAACAATTATATAAAAGATTAAATACACTACTAATTTAATTATGAAATAAAGGAGGAAAACGTAAATGATCCAAGATATAAATGCTTTAGTCGATTCTATTAAAGATATCTATAAAGGATCTAAATCAATTGCAGGAAAAAAGATTATCAATATTTTTAAGTCTGCTGATAATATTGAAAAGAAAGCTAGTAAAGGAATAATGCAATTTCCAGTATTAGTTAGTGATGCAGTAGATAAAGAAGTATTGAGAGTTGTAATTGAAAGTCTTGAACTTGATTATGCTTCTTTTGTAAAAGTTGCTATGGGTTTAGAAGACGTTATCGATTTAGTGAATGATAAAGAAAGTAAAGCAGAGTTCATTAAAAGATTCCATCAAAATATAGATATGTCTGATAGTAGAGAAAATTTACCGACTAGTCTAAAGTCAAGTGAAGATCTTGCGAAATATATTACTAAAAATGCTGAACGATTGAATGAAAAGATGCTTAAATCAATAGATGAAGATTTAAGATCTGACTCATTGAACGATAAAACTATTGATTGGAAGATTTTAGATAAAATTTCGGAAGAAGAAGATAGAGATAAGCAGATCCAAGCTAATATCGATACTAGAGATGTCAAAAAACTTAATTCTAAGCAACCTTCTCTGTTAGAATTAAATATTCACTATAAAGGAGAAAACACTATTAAGGACACCAAGTTGGTATTGGGAGTTAAAGCTGTTGCTCATGCTCTTCCTACTAATGAAGTGACTGAAAAGTTAGCTAACTCAGTTAAAGATAATAGTGTTTTATTCAAAGCGATTCAGTGGACTAGTGGAGAAATTAGTTTCTTCAAAGATTTCTTATTAAACCTAGATAATATCCGTGCTGAATTTGAAAAAGATAATAAAGGAAGAAGAAAATCTAGATGGTGGCACATACTTAAGACTAGAGCTTCTGAATCTAAGTTTAGAGAGATATTTGGAAAAGACAAGTTTGTTCCAAATACTACTTTCGTAATTACTAAAGAAGAAGTTAAGAGAATGAAGAATGAGTATGGTGTTGACGTTATGGATTCTAGTCAAGTTAAAAAATTATTGGATATTTATCACTTACTGGGTTTCGTAGTTCTAGATGAAATTAATGATTTAGCATATTTTTGGGATAGTTCAGTTCAAGATTGGCAAACAATGTCTTTCTCTGCTTTAGAGAAGGGTAAGTCATCTTCTGGACTTAAGAGAAGTGACCTGAAAATGATGTTAGATCTTTCTAATTAAGGAGGTGTAATTCAATTGATCATAAAAGACACAATAATCACTGAAACTAGAGAAAATTTAGATCATATTATTAGTGAAACTATCTTATCCAAGAAACCAGTTAGTTTTCAAAGGAATTTTCATTCCTTACAGGAAAATGATAAGAAGAATCTCTCTGTAGATTTAATCAATAGCGTAGTGGACTCTATTAAAGAGAAATCTAATAATATTAAGATGGAAGAAATTGAAAAGACTAAAGGTGATATTTCTAGAATAAAGAACTTTGAGGATATCAAAGATTCAGTTAGGTTTCTAACTAAACTTTATAATATAGAAAATAATGCACCTGATATTATACCTAATCTTAATCAAGCATTGATTAACTTAGATAAATATAAAAAAGAATTTCAAGAAGCTTATCGTCAAGATAATTTCTTATTGAAGACCTATTACGAATCAGTAGTATTTTCTCTAATATTTTCGATTACTTATTTGGTTACTAATGCTATTAAATATAAGCAAGATAAAGCAGGTAACTTAATAATGAGTTTCGAAGATGATTTGGAAAAAGGAACTGATACCAATTACACTTTCAACTCAGTTAGAAAATTCAATAAGTATATTGAAGATGGTAAATTTGAGAAGTTTACCAATAAGAGTCTTGATAATGAAAATTTCTTTGCAGCTGTTGGTGCTGGACTTAGTATTATTATCCTAACATTTTTCTTTGTATGGACTATTAGGCAAATCATTTACTTTGTATATTTCACTAGAGCAAAAGTATCTGATTATTTAAACAGTATTGCTAATTATGTAGAACTTAATAAAGAGTCTATCAGCTCTGATGACGATGCTAAAGAGAAGCAAGCAAAATTAGCCAGCAAGTTAAGAGACGTTGCAGATAAGATTGACGTTCAAAAGAGAAAAGGGAACGCTGAAGCTAAAAAAGAGATTGAAGATGATACTGATGGAGATTCTACTAATATTGATCTCAATAGTGGAATTCTTTAATTTTTAATATATGTTTTATTTTTTTTAATTAAATATTTAATTAAATAAGAAAAATTATAGAAAAACATGTCAGTTTTAAAAAACAAAAAAATAATTATAGATTATTAAACCTTTAAAGGAGGAAAAATAAATGTTTTTAAACGAAAATAATGTAGAAACTAATGAATATAGTGATATGAGTATGGATGTTCTTAGTGAGAGTATTAATGAAGATATCTTTGAATTGTATGGTGCTTTAACTGAGGGTATGATTGAAGTTCAGGAATTAAAGCAAGAATTAATTATTGCTGAACATTTCAGTATCCTTAAAGAAGATGAAACTATTCTTGAAGGTAAATTAGAAAGTGCTATCAAAACAATTAAAGAACAGCTTAAGAAGATGAAAGAAAGAGTTAAGAAACTCTTTAATACAGTAATGAAAAAAATTAAAGAATATATTGGTAAGATGAAAGATATGTTCTCTAAAGTTGGAGAAAAGCTAAAGAAAAATGTTGATAAAGGTAAATTAGCTATTGCTCTTAAAACTAAAGATGTTACTGTTGAAAGATTCAAAAATGGTCTTAAAGATGCTTTTGAAAAAGATAGTGTAAAAGCTGCAAACGTTACTTCTGAAAAAGAACTCAAGTCCGCTGACGAAGTTATTAAAGCTTTTGATGCTGAACAGAAGAAGTTTGATATGCTAGTTGATAGACAGCAGAAACTTCAGAAAGAAGTAGACGAAGTTCAGAAGACTGTAGATCAATTAGAAAGTAAAGCTAATAGCGCTAAAGATGAAAAAGCAGTTAAAGAACTTCAAGAAAAGAAGTCAGAAGCTGATGATAAACTTAAAGAAGCTTCATTAAAGCTTAAAATCGTTAATAATAGATTAGGTATTTACAGAAAAAATATGAGTGCTTTAGATTCTATTGCTACTAAAGCTATGAAAGTTAAGAAAGATAGTGGAGATGACGAGTAATTAATATAATCAAATAAGTTATAATATAAATAAAAAACGATGTCTATATCCTTTTAATTAAGGTTTCATAGACATCGTTTTTTATATTGAAATTAAATATAGAAAGGGGTAAAATCTTATATGTTTTTAAATGAAAGTGAAAGTAAAGAATATAATAAAATTGATGTAGATCCTACTTTAGCTGGTGCATTAGATATTATCTATGAAACAGATCAGACACTGTTCAGTATCGAAAACGCTATGGTTATCGCTGAACATAGAGCTGTAGTTACTGAAGATATTAATCTGAATGAAGCAGCTTCCGATTTCTTTAAGAAAATTATGGATACTCTTAAGAAGTTTGCTCAAAAGGTTAGAAATTGGATCGAGAAGTATTTCAGAAAAGCCATGGACAGATTCAATCAGTATAGTAAATGGTATGAAAAAAATAAAGAATATATTACTACTGATGTTAGTGTTGAAGTTAATACTTATTCTACTCTTGGAATCGATGAGTATAAAAATATCCTTAGAGGTTTGGGAGAAGTAGTAGGTCAAGAAAGAGAAGGAGTAATCACTCAGAGAGAACTTAAAGAAGAAATCTTTGGTGGAGAAGTTGAAAGTATTAGAGATGAGATTTATAATAGAGTTTTTGGTGAGGAAGAGCAGAAAAAAAGAAAGACTAGCCCTGGTCTAATTAAAGAAGCTTCAGTTAACGTTCAGAAAGCTGAAGAAGAATTAAAAGACTTCAGAGAAATGTCTTCTGTAGTTAGAGATTCTTTAGAAAAAGCAGTAGAGAAAGCTGAAGAAGGACTGTCAGAAGCTAAGAGTAAAGATGACGTTCAAGATAGTGAATTGTCATTATTGAGACAGCAAGTTAAGAATAGACAAACAGAGAGTAAGGTAGCTTATACTGTTTATACTCAGCTCATCACTGCTAGAAGTAAATCAGCTTCTGAATCTTTAAAAGTTTTAAAAGCTGTTGTAAAAGAAAGCAAAAAGAATTCAGATAAATAATAGATTATTGAATAAGGAGGAAAATATCATATGTTTTTAAATGAAGAAGAAAAGAAAGAAAATAAATTTTTAGATGAATCTCTTTCATATGAAGGAACAGAAGATGAATTATTGGAATTATTCATAGAGAGTAATGAAACTCTTCATGAATCTACTATGAAGATGATTATCGCTGAACACTATTTCATTACTGAAGAGAGTGACGAAGAAGCTTTAAACGAAAGCTTAAAATCATTCTTCCAAGACTTATATGACAGATTAGTAGAACTTGTGAGGAAAGCTGCAAATTGGTTTATGTCCTTAATAGAGAAGTTTAATTCTTCCTTCCAAAAGTATTATAACTACTATGAAAATCATGAAGAAATATTGAAATCCTATAGAGGAGATCTTCCTGATATCAAAGTATATAAATGGACAGAAGAAGTTTGTGGACTGTCTAACTTAGAAAAAGTAGTAGAACTAGTTAAAGGTGGACACTTAGAAGAGCATGGTAATAAGATGAAGTTACCTGCTATCTGGGAAATGTTCTCCGAAGAGTTCGATCTTGGCAAGCAAGGAACTGCTAGAGACTTTAAGAAAGCTTTAGAGAAATCTGTAAGTCAAGAAAAAGAAGGAAAATTAGATAAGAAAGACGTAGAACTAATGCATAAAGTATTAGATGAAGCAGATGAACTTGAAGAGAAATATAAAAAGTTACATGACGCTGTAACTGAAGCTGGAAATAATGCTATTGAGAAAGCTAAAGAAGGTTTAGTGGAAGCACAAAAAGGTGACGATAAAGAATCTGCTGAAATCAAAGCTCTGAAAGATGAAGTAGCTAATAGAAGAAACTTATTGAACGTTAGTTTACGTGCAATCACAGCAGTATCCTCAGTTCAAGCTAGAGCTGCAAAAGATATGTATAAGATTGCTAAAGCAATTGTTCAAGCAAATGCAGTTGCTAATGAATCATTTGAAGAATCAACTACTGGTGGAATTTTAGATCAATTTATGTTTTAATATAAATTTTTAATAATAAATTACCGATATGACTGCAATACGTCATATCGGCTTTTTATTTTAATCTAATACTCTTTCAAATAGACCTACCCCATATATATCAAAGTATTCATAATTATTTAATCTTACAAATTGATAATTTAATTGATTTAAGTGATAGGTTCCATTAAATTTTTTAGCATTATCTTCTTCTTTATATTTTATTATATATTTTTTATTAGGAGTTATAAGATCTAATTTAAAATAAGCTAATGGAATTTTAAATTGAGTTTGTCTTTGTTCTGTTCGGTGTTTATATTCTCGTTCTATATATTCATGACTATAAGGATTCCATAATACTTTTTCTTTAGCTTGTTCAAAATTAATATCATCATCTCTATCATTTCTAGTTATTCTTTTATTTTCAACATCTCTATCATTAAAATGACTATTTTTATCTATAGAATGAAAAGAAAGTTCTTCACCAAATATTTCTTTTTCACCATCAGTTGCATTTATTTTTTCTATAGTATCTCTCATTATAATCTCATATTTTTTACTTTCCTCATCTTCGAATATTCCAAAGTTCACATTCTTATATCTAACCGAATCAGGATTTAGTACGTTGAAAATTACAGTGTCATATTCATCAGGAGTGACCGCTACCTCATTTTTAAAATCGTTAGATATCAAGTAATGCTTGTTATAATCAAAGAAAAGCTTCATTCCACTATTGTATATTCCATAATTTCTATTAAGATAATAGAATATGTTGGTGAGACTATCAGGAGGAACTATCACCTGCTCGTATTTCTTACCATTGTCAGGTTGCTTTAACAATAATTTTTTACCGTCAGTATTTTGATCTAGAAAATAGAGTAGAACATCCTTCATCTGACAATTCCTAAATACTTTATTATGGACTTTCTTATTGTAATTGAGGTGGAACACAGAAAAAAATGTAAGTTCTAATTGATTACTGGGAACTATCTCGTGATTAGTATCGTTTTCTGAAGTAGTAACTTTAGAGAGGTTTAAGTTAAAAGGTTTCAGTATTAAATCTTTAATATAATTATCATAAAAAGTGTATGACTCTTCCTCTTCTACTTCTTGAGATTTATATCTATTCAAATCTAATTTAAATTTAAGTTTGTGTTCGTTGTCTTTAAAAAAATTTATCCTAGAAGCATTTAAAATTAGTTGCATTTTCATTATAGGAAATATTCTATTTTTATAATCAGATTGAATTACTATCTTTTTTATATTAGAAGAAACATCGATCTCTTGATCTTCGCCATCTACTATTGCTTTTAATATAGGTTTAAATTTATATCCAACTATCTTATCATACGCCATTAAATCACCCTTTCATTATAAAAAAAAAATAAGTAATGTATAATAAAATCTATACATTACTTAATTGTTATTTAATGAAGTTTATTATGCTTTTCTTCTATCAGTTGATTGAACTCATTTTCATCTTCACACTTGTTTTTGATTATCATCGATATTAGAGTTATGCATTCTTCTAATAACTCTTTAGATTCTATTAATCTCTCTTTATGTTTTTCACTATCAACAGTGATATTTTTGTGCCACTTTCTTTCTGGGAACTTCCTTCTGATCTGCATAAGCTTAATAAAAATATTGTTCATTATTTCTTGTTCGTCTTCTTTATAATTGACATCTATAATAGTGACTTTATTAAATTTACTTGAATAAACATCATAACTATTTTCTAATGTTTTTGATATGAAAGAATAGATAGTGCCTAAATATAATAGAACATCAATTGACTCTTCTCTATCATCTTCATCCAACTGAACCTCAGCCATTTCTTCTAATGTATGAAGAATATACCTATCAAGATTATGAATGTAAGTATCTTTATTACTGAACTTTTTAAGGTTATCGAATTTAGAAAATGTTTTATATTTCATTTCATATAATTTATTTAGATTCAGTGAGTTGTTATTTAAAAGCAATATAAATATACCTCCTAGTTTATTACAAAAAAATAATTCCCCGTCCTTAATTTAATAAAGACGGGTTGGACAAAACATTATTCTTACTTTATTAATATTTAATTACTCTTCTTCAGTCTCCTCAAGATACTCTTCGAACTCATTATCATCATTCACTTTGATTTTAACTTTGTCTTTCAGACCAGGATTTTCTTCTGGTTTAATTAATACAGCAAATGATTCTCTAGCACCATTCTTGAATTCTTCTTCAGGAACTTTAACAGCAAAGTACTTATCATCAATTTCTTTACCGTGATATACAGTTGGTTCTTCAACGTACTGATTCATCTTTCTCTTAGCTGAATAATCTCTAAGAGTTTTATAATCAGTCTTTGGAGGATTATTGACAATCCTACCAACTTCTTCATACTTTAAATAAGAGTTAAATACAGTAACGTTACTCTTATTCTCAGGAGAAGTAATATCAAGAATGATGCCTTCAAAGATCTCGATTAGCTGTTTAGCTAATTTAAGTGAAGGTAAATTAATTCCATTGTCTGAACATCTCTGATAGAATAAGTGAATTAACTCGTCACGCTTAACTCTACCTTCTTTAACAATTTCAACTCTCTGAACGTTTTCTTCAAGATCAAGCTCAGTAGTATATTCGTCATAAACTTCTTTAGCTACTGATTGAATTTCTTCTTTATCAGCGTCATCAACAAATTTACCTACTACTTCTGCTAAGATATTAGCTACCTTATTAGAAGCATCAGACTTCTTTTCTTTCTTGGAAGTCTTTTTAGGCATCTTGATTTCTTCTTTAGGTTCTGGTTGAACTTGTTCTTCAGATTTCTCTACTACTTCTTCTGTCTTTTCTTCAGTTTCCTTAGATTCTTTAGGCTCGTCTTTCTTCTTCAGGTCAACTTTCTTTTCTTCTTTAACCTCTTCTTGCTTCTTTTTCTTAATAGTAATTTTCTTTGCCACAATAATCCCTCCTAGGATTTCTATAAAGTATATTTTTGTTATTCGATTAGAAATAAATTTTTTTGTTTAATTTACTTTGCCATAGCTATAGCAAAATTCTTTCTAATCACTATTATAATATAGGTTTATAAAATTAGTTAAAAAATGTACTTAACAATTATATAAATATTATATGAGATAATATATGAAAGGAAGTGCATATTTAGTGTATTCTATAAAAAAGTTGAAAAATTTATACTTATATAATTATAACAAACTTATCTTTAACGATAAAGATAATGATGATAATTATGTAATTTTTAATCTTTCTAAAGAGAAAACTGATTTAGAAGATTTGATAAAGAATGAACTATTTTACCCTAGATTAATAACTGGTTATTACGTTAATAGATATATAGATTCTGATCTAATTAGAGGTACTAAAATAAGAGTCGATAGGAGGAAGTACTACCAATATTTAAAGAAGAATTTCCAATATATAAAGACGACTAAAAGGAACTTAGATAGCTATGAAGATATTAATTATTTTTATGACCTTTCTCCTAATATAAATGGTTTCTTCCAAAGGGTGATGTACGAGAAGAAACGGAAAGTGAATATGTTTGAAGACTATTTACACCAAGTATTAGATGAAAATAAAGTTCCTCATAGAGATAATGCTTACTGCATAGTTCCTGTTAATGAATATTATGACTACAGCGATAGGAGTAATCTCACTCATCCTCTATCATTTATCTACCAATGGGTTAATACTAGGAACCTATTGAACAGAAGGTTCGAAAATATCACTTTTGTTTTGTACAACTCTAGAGAAAAATTGTGGATGAAGTTTAAGATAGACGGGGAAGTAAACCGTGCTAGATTTAATACACAATTAGAAAAGTTTATGAATAATATTAAGCAAGATAATGAGACTGAAAAAACTCAAGAAGTTGAAAAACAGACAGAAGATGAAGAAGGTAAGGAAAGAATAAAAGATGAGATAGCTAGAAGGATATCTGATTTATTTGATATTAACTCTAATAATGAACACTTCATGAAAGTGAGACAACTAGTTGATGAGGAAGTTCCTGAAGGTGAGCAGGAAGTTGATGAGGATGAAATCATAGAAAACTTAAAAGATAACGAAGAATTTAAAAAATATATAGAGAAAGTTAATGAAAAGAGAATATCTAACAATCAACAGAAAGTGTTAGATAAGAGGAAAGATGAATTATCTGACAAACAAGCTAAGATTAAAATGGATTCTGGAAAGACTATAGAAGAAATATTAGAAAACTTTCAAGCTAAAAAAATAGATAAGGAAAATATAGAAGCTGACGTGATCAATGAAGATCTGAAGCAATCTACTATGAAAGATTTTGATAGAAACTATATGGAAAAGCAATTCGAACAGGATCAAGCTGCAATTCTTACTGGTTTCAATGATGATAAAGAATTTCCTGTCTACCTTGAAAGTTTCGAAAAAGATGATACTTCTGACGAGTTCAATAAGAAAGAAACTTACACTATAAAGTTTTCTGATGTTAACGGACAAACTCATACCGTTTCAGTAGATGTTCCTATTGTAGAGAACGGTCAATTCTTCTATATCAATGGTGGTAAGAAATTCATCAAGAAGCAGATATTCCCTAAACCTATTACTAAGATCAACCCAGATGAAGTTCAGATGGTTAGCAATTACAGTAAGATGTTTATGAATAGGTTTGGAACTAATGTCAGTGAGAATATGACTAAGCTTAGAAAGCAATTAGTAGATAATGTGGAAGAAATCAAGAACTATAATAGAATAACTGTAGAAAAAGGAAACGCATTGAGGAATAATGAAGATTATAATAATCCACTGGAATATGACGATCTATCTCAATACATGATTTCAATTAAGATTGGAGATAATTATATATTCTTTGATAGATCTAAAGTTATAGAAAAAATAGAAAACAAACAAAAAGTAGATTACACCAAAGCACTGGACAAAGTTGAAGATGATAAGGATCTGATAGTTCTTGGTTATAACGATGAAGATAAAGAGCTATTGGTGATGAATAAGAAAGAATTCAACGTATTCTCTACTTATTTGAATGGTAATAAGAAAAATGATATAGGTAGTAATTTATATTCCACTATAACTAACTTGATTTCTGAGTTTGATGAAGATATTGATGCTAAAGTAAATAGTAAAAATGCTGGTAATAGATTTGTATATAGTAGAGTGAGAACTGGTAACGTAAAAGTTCCTACTATTTTATTATTAGGCTTCTATGAAGGTTTAGAAAATGTTTTAGATAGGTATGATATTGATTATGAATTTACTGAAGATAAGAAGAATTTACCTCCCAAAGAAGATTCTAAATATAACATGGTGGAATTTGCAGATGGTTATTTATATTATTCTAACGAACCATTTAGAAATAGTATGCTTCTTAATGGACTTTATGAGCCTCCCACTAAAGAAGTAGAATTCGATAAATTAAATGAAAAGACTATTTATTTAGATTTCTTCCAAGATTTATATGGAAGTAGATTAAAAGGTAAAACATTTAATAACATCATGGATTTATTCATTGATCCCATTACTGAAGACGTGTTAGAAGATTTAGATCAACCTACTGATATCGTGGGAGTGTTGCTTTACGCTAATGAGTTATTAACTAATAATGCTTATAAAGATAAGAATAGTATGGAAAATTATAGACTCCGTGGAGCAGAACAAGTTAACGCTATTCTTTATAAATCTATGGCAGATGCTTTTAGAAAATATAAAGATGCTAGACGTGGTGGAAATACTGATGTTAACATATCAGTTAAGAAAGATGAAGTTGTAAAATCTATTTTAGACCAACCTAATGTGAATGAATATTCTATTCTGAATCCTTTTATCGAAGTCCAATCAATGGGCGCTTCTTCTTATTCGGGACCTTCAGGACAGAACCTCAGTTCAAAATGTTAAATTGACCGTTGCAACCTCTATACTAACAATTATATAATAAAAATTAGAGGATGTGACAAATATGGTTAAAAAAATCAAAATTCCAAAAGATGAATTAAAAAGATTATATAAAGATGAAGAAATGACTCAAAAAGAACTTGCTAATTATTTTGATTGTGGATCAAGTACAATTGGAAGAAAGATGAAAAAATATAATATAAAAACACGATCAAATAAAAAGCATATTCCAAAAGATGAATTAAAAAGATTATATAAAGATGAAGAAATGACTCAAAAAGAAGTAGCCAATCATTTTAATGTATCTATTGCTTTAATTCAAAGAAGATTAAATGATTATAATATAGATACAAGAGGTAAAGATTATCATAAATTAACTGAAAAGATATTTAAAACAAGAATAAAAGAATTATATGATAATGATTATACTTTACTTTCAAAATTTGTTGATGGAAAAACAAAAGTAGAATTATTACATGATGTTTGTGATAGTAAGTTTGAAATTTTACCATCTGAATTTATACGATCAAGAAATCAAGATAAATTCAAAGAAACTTGTACTGTTTGTCGAGAGACAATAACTATTACAGAAGAAGTTATGCAAGAAAGATTAGATAATTCTACTAAAAATCGTATTAAAATAATAGATAATTATACAAAAGATAGAGAAGAATGTTTTCTACAATGTCAAGTATGTGGATTTGAGTGGAAAGGATATCCTAAAACGGTTCATTATTGGGCTCAAAGAAATAAAACAGATGCATTTGGTTGTCCAAGATGTTCTGGAAAACTTCATAAAAATACTGAAATGTATATCGAAGAAGTAAATGAAGTTTCAGAAGGATATGAAATAATGGGAGAATATTATAATACACGCACAGGAGTTAAAACAAAACATAAAGAGTGTGGACATATTTGGTATCCAACTCCTAATTTATTTTTAAATAAAGGAACTCGTTGCCCAATTTGTAAAACTCCTGTTTCAAAAGCAATGTTAACAATAATTGACATTTTAGAAAATAAAAATATAGATTTTGAGACAGAGAAAGGATTTGAAGACTTAAAATATATAAATACCCTATCAATGGATTTATTAATTAATAATAATATTATTATTGAATACGATGGTGCTCAACATTTTGAAAAATGTTTATTTACTAGCAAAGATAGTATTAAAAGAGATTGGACTAAAAATAAATGGGTTGAAGATAATGATTATCATTTTATAAGAATATCTTATAAGAATAAAGAGAATATAAATAAAATAATAGATAATTTATTTTTAGATGATAATAAAATAAATCCAGCAGTAATAGATATATATGATTTATATTATTTCAATCCAAATAAAAATGAAGTTTTAAATGAAAATAAATACTATCTAAAAAATAATTCATCTTATTTTGAGGAATTTGATTTTTTAAACTAACTTAACAAGAGCTGCATAAATTAGTAATAATTTATGAAAATTTCCTTAATTGCTTAGAACTCCAGTTGGACAATAAGCAGCGTATTTTTATTATATTCTAATAAAAAACGTTCAACGACTATAAAGTACATTAGAAATCTAATGGAAAAAGGAAGTATCCTTCTATAAGGATAATGATATAGTCTAGTCTATATAGTAATATATAGTTTAGATTTAATGAATCTATAATAATATAAACGAGATCATTTACATTAGAACAAAAAGCTTATGATGAGAGTATGTTTGGTACGTTTAGTATTAATACTCCTGATAGTGGTAAAGTTGGTAATGTTAGACAAATGAGTTATAATGCTTCTATTGAAAATACTAGAGGAATAATTGATACTAGTAAATCTGTAGAGGATCTAACTGCTGCTGATATATTAGCTCCTTCAGAAATGTTCAATAGTTTCACTGCTACTAGATCTGATGCTCAGAGAATTCAGATGACTTCCATCCAATCTAAGCATATTATCAATACTGATAAGCAGGATAAGTTATTAGTTGGTAGTGGAGTAGAGAAGACTATGCCACAAGTATTGAATGATGATTTTGTATTTAAAGCTAAAGATAGTGGTAAAGTTGAAAAAATAGATGAAAAAAATCAATTGATGATTGTTAAATACGATAATGGAGAAAAAGACCTTATCGATTTAAGTCCTGTCTTGGGGAAGAATTCAAACTCAGGATTTTATACAAATAATCAACACACCTCAACGGTAAAAGAAGGAGAAAAGTTCGATAAGAATGATGTATTATCTAAAAATGACAAGTTCTTTAAAGGTGGTAAGAAAGATTCTGAATTAGTGGGTGGAACTCTCGCTAAGGTAGCTATCCATAGCAATGATAGAACCTATGAAGATAGTGCTATGATTACTAGAAACCTTTCTGAAGACATGGCTACTGAAATTACCATGAAGAAGGAGATAAACTTAGGTGCTAGTACAGTGATTCAGGATTATACTGAGAAAGGTGCTAAAGTTAAGAATGGAGACCCACTATTAGTGTTTGAAAGTGCCTTTGATGAAGATGAAGCTAATGAACTACTCGATAAACTCGGTCAAGAGTTTGAAGAAGAGATAGATAAAATGGGTCAAAATATAATAAAGAGTAAGTACACTGGAACAGTTTCTGACGTTGAAATATATTATAATAGACCTTTAGAAGAGATGTCTAAATCAATTCAAAAACTAATTAAAACATTTAAAGAGAGAACTGATAAGAGAATTGAAATGGCTGAAAAAGAAGGGATTCCTAGAAGTAAGATGAATCTTCCTACTGTCAAGCAGACTGATCAAGATAAGATAAATGGTCAGGATGTCAATGGTATTTTGATTGTCTATTATATAACTTATAAAGATTATATGGAAGTCGGCGATAAATTTACATGAATTTTAGTGATTCATACTAGTGATAGTATGTCTAAACCCTTTTAATTGCTTGAAACTCCTTAATTGGATGATAAGCAGTGGATCTTATTATAATTTAATAATAAGAACATTCAACGACTATATTATAATAGAAGTCTATTAGAAATAAAGGGAATCCTTAATTTAAGGATTTTGATATAGTCTCGTCTATATAGAAATATATAGCTTTATGATGTAAGATTAACGATCTTATATAAAGAAAAACGTTAATATCGCCCTCAAAAGTATAATCGGAGATATATTCGATGAAGAAAATGCTCCATATACAGAAAATGATGAAGATGATAAAATAGAAGCAATTTGTTCTCCATTAAGTATAGTAAGTAGAATGACGCTTAAATAAACATTGAGCCTTATAATAGTAATATTATATGAAAAATTCCTTTAAATGCTGGGATATCCATTATTAATGGACAATCAGCAGCAAATCTTATTATAAATTAATAAGAATGTTCAACGACTATCTCGAAAGAGAGTACACTAATATTATAGTGGAAATAGGGAATATCCTTCAAAAAAGGATAATGATATAGTCTAATCTTTATAGAAATATAAAGTTAATAAATTAATAATTGGATGTTTATTACTTGCTATATATTAATAAGATCATATTAAATCTAAAAGAGAAAGTTAGAGAAATATATGAAGAATAACAAATGAATAATTAGCAGAGGATAGAACAGGCAACTATCGCTACCTTAATGGTTGGATAAAGAGATGTGGAATACGCCGTCCACCTGCTAATTAAATTAGAGTCTTAAATGCGACAACTGATTATGATTAGAGCCTTTACGGCAACCAAAAAAAAAAAGAAACTTACCAGATTACTTATTGGTAAGTTTCTTTTCCATTACTTTTTTCTTTACTGTATTATTGAATTCCTTTCTAATTTTAGAATCTTTAAATTGATTAGTAAAATCTATAATGAGTAAGGATTGAGGTAAATATTTTAATATTAATATTTCAAATTCTCCAGTTTCTGTATTCTTTTTTGAGAAATAATTATCTACATCGTTCCTATCAAAAAATACATACGTATCATCATAAAAAGAGTCATAGTCAAGATCCATGTAATCTATTATCTTTCTAAGGTTCTCTTCTTTCTTTATTACTTTATAATGGGTAAAGTAATGACTAAAAGAAGTATTTCCGAATACGATACTATTTAATCTCTTTTTTATGATCTCATTATTAATATCATAATCACTATTCACTCTGTGAGCACTTAATTCTTTAAATTCATCTTCTTCGAATAATTTGGGATATTTAGGACCATTGTAATTTTCACTATATTTTAATTTCATCACATAACAACCTCTCTTGTCTATCATAATTATGATTGTCTTTTATTTTGTACTCCATTATAATTTTCCTTTCTAGCATTTTTAACTGATTATAGAAAGGACTGTTAGAAAAATATTTTTTAAAATCTATTATTAATAAAATATAACTATTATTCGTAGCAATAGTAATCAATAATTTTTCTATTCTTCCATTTTTATTATAATAATCGCCAATTACAACTGAATCAATATTACCATTACTAATATAATAGTTAACTCTATTTCTACTAGCTTGAAATAGAGAATTACAGATTTTTAATCTTGAAATTTTAAGGAATTCATATAGGTTCTCATCTTCAGTTATTAATGTATAATGAGAAATATCTCTTCTAGCATCTATTTGAATTTTAACTAGTTCTTCATAAAAGGATTCAGATAGTTCACCCTTTAAATCTTCTAAATTAGTGAATATTTTATTATATATAGTCTTCTTATTAATTTTAATCACACCTTTCTATAGTTTATACTTTAATTTAGATTCCATGATTTTTTTCTTCATCTTCCTTTTTAATTCTTTATAGAAATCACTATCAGAGAAATACTTATTAAAATCTATTAATAATAAGCTATCAGGATTACAAACTTTAATTATTAAATACTTAATAAATCCATTATCATCTTTAAATTCATTATAGATTTCAATTTTGTCATCTGTTGAAATTGCATATAAATCTGTACTAAATAAATAAGTGAGAAAATCAATATCTTTAAATATTTCTTTTAATTTTTCCTCAGTATTTATTATATAATAAAAATTATAATTCTCTATCCTATCAGGTATATAATTTTCAAACATAATATATTCATATAATAATTTAAGAAATTCATCGCTTATTAATCCTTCTATATCATCAATGTCATTCTTTGTAATATCTACTTCATATTTCACTACCACCACTCCTTTATATTTGACCTTTCAATCTAGATTCCATAATTAATTTTTTAGATTGTGTTAATAAATCTCTGTAAATTTCACTATCTTTAAAATCATTTTTAAAATCAATAACAAACAATTTTGTATACGATCTCCTATATAAAAATAATAATTGTTCTATCATTCCATCTTCATCATAAAATATTTCATAGTAAGTGCTGTCAACAAATGGGGAGTCTAATATTAGATCTTTAGATATTGATATCTTTAAGTTAATTTGAAATTTATCAAAGAAGTCAGACAGTTCTTTCTCTTCATTAATGACTGAATAAAACTTGAACTTTAAATCTATTTCATGATGGATTCTTAGATTGATCCTGGTATACATTTTATTATAAAAATTTTTATTTAAGACTTTCTTTAAATCTTTTATATTTTTACAACTGTAGTTATAATAATTCTCACCATAATAATCTTCCATAATAATCACTTCCTTAGTTTATGTTCTAATCTAGATTTCTTAATCTTATTTTTAATATCATTATAACATTGAGTGTCATAAAAATATTTTTTAAAATCAATGAATACTATTTCTTTTGATTTAAAATATAGAGTTAAATACTTTACAAATCCGTCTTCATTTTCATATGTCTCATAACTAGCAACCCATCTGACAGGAGATTGAAACATCACACCACCTTTAATATTAACATAGGGATAAATTTCATAACTACTGATAAACTGGTTTAATTGATCTTCTTTAGTGATTATATTAAACTTGCTAAATTTGTCACCTGGATGTTTTCCAAGAGAATTTAACATATAACTGAAAAACTTACTATAAAATTCACTACTAATAATTCCTTGTATGTCATGATATTTTTTAATTTTGTAGTTAAACAATTTCTTCACGTAATGAAGCCTCCTTATGATTATAGTTGTCTGGATCCATTTTCTTTTCCATAGCTTTTTTACTTTCTAATACTTTTATTTTCTTGTATATTTCACTGTCATTAAAATATTTAGTAAAATCAATGATAGTTAAGCATTTCTTTAATTGTCCATTTTCTTTTATTTTACTGTAGATTAATAATTGCTTTATATGAAAACCATCATATAATTCTTTTTCAGTGCTAGCATTTATATGAGACATGTTACAATAATATCTAACTTTCTCAACTGGAATTACTGGGAGGTATAACGTTAAATTTACTGTTTTAATGAATGATTCTAACTTTTCTTCAGTAGTTATAATAAAATAATAATCAAAAGCATCTTTATTATCGTTCCAATCTCCTCTTCTTTTATTATTCACATCCCTTACTACATTATATAAATCATTATCTATGAAGTTTTTAATTTCTTCTATTTTAGTAAATTCTTCGTCATACATATTTCTCATTAATAATCACTCCTAACAATTTTATCAATATATGAAAACAATATAATAATTTTATAAGAATTGAGGTGAGTCAAATAAAATGGGTCAACTTATAAATAAAGAAGAAATAGTTGAAAATAACATTCAAGATTATTTAAATAAATCACTGTCAGAATACACAGAGTATTTTGAAGGAACTCCTACTTTCGTAACATACTACGCTACTGACGATTTAAACACCACTGAAGATGAATCTCTCCACACCGTAGTTGAAGTTGTAGGGGAAGAGTCACCCGTTAAATTTAATAAAATAGAGAATTTTGTACTGTACGGCGTTACCGAAATGGCTCTTGGGATAGAGGAAGATGGTTTTGGTTATGTTTCTGATTATAATGGATCGGGAGTTATACTACCAGATACAGTCAGACCCAGACCAGACGATTATTTCGTATTCGAACATGAAAACCAACAATATCTATTTAAAGTAACTAGCGTTAACGTAGACAAGGTTAGTGGAGACAGATTCTATGAAATCGACTATGCTATCTCTGAGGACGAAGTCGGATTGATTGACGAACAAATATATGAAGAATACTCTTTTGATGTGAATAATATTGGGGATAAATCACAAACCATAGTAAAATCTACAGAAAAATATTTAATGGATTTTGAAAAGGACATCATAAGTAGATTATTCGATCACTATAAACTGTATTTCTTCAATGAAGACTTCAATTGTTTCATAGCTAATCACGATGGAAAGGTGATATATGATAGATTTTTAACTACTTTTATTAGAGAAAACAATTTACTCCAAGAAGATTACATTTTTACTGGTCATATATTTGTAGAAGATTACACTCAGAAGAATATAGAGTCTGTAAAGATGTATCAAAAAACCATATATAAATCTATAGAAAATCACAATACTAGTAATTTATTATACGAAAGATTTTTTACAAGCATCATATCTGATCAATCAATGCCTTTTTATTTTAGTAATAGAGAGTATCATGAAGTATTCATGACTGAGAATCCAGACGGGTCATACAAAATATTCAATGACACTTTAATTAGTAATATTAAAGATAATGTAGAATACACAGAAGAAGGTAGAGAACTGGAGAACATCATAATCAAATATTTCAACAACCAGTTACCTATGGTAGATACTTCTATTTTAGAAACTATTAATAATTTAAATTATTCTGATAGTATACAGGAATTCTATTTAATTCCTTTAATAATTTATATATTAAAAGAAGACATTAAATTAAGAACACAAAGGTAGGTGTAATTAATGAGTAATATAGACAAAATTAATGATGAAGTAAGGAAAAATAATATAGAGCAAAGAGAAGTAAGGACTTTAAAGGACTTGATGGACGGTAAAGTTGCTAAGTTTATAAAAGATTTAGATAAAGTAGAACCTATCAACAAACAATTAGATAATAAAAAAATTCTTTAGAGAGGTGTAATGAATGCTAAAAAAATTAAAAATTACTGTTAAAACTGTAGGGCACATTCCATTTTTAAATGCACGTGGACCAATCAATTCTCCTATTTGGGTTACTGAAGAGGTTTATAATCGTTTAAAGACAATTGGGATCGATGTTAAAGTTATCGATGAAAGAAACATCGAATCCATCAGGGAACAAATGGAGCGTAAAGAAAATGAACAAGAAGAACCTACTCCAGAAGTTCAAGATGAAGAATCCACTACTGAAGAAGTTGCAGAGGAAGAAATTGATGTAGAACAGTCAAAAGAGGAAGAAGTAGTTGAAGAGGAATCTGATACTGTTGAATCTACAGAAGAAGTTCAAAATGAAGAACCCACTACTGAAGAGGTTACAGAAGAAGAATCTGTAGAAGAGGAAGAAGTAGTGCAGGACATAGTAGTATATACTGAAGAAGAAATTGAAGAAATGACCAATGCAGAGAAAAAAGAAATTTTAGATGAACGTGAAGTAGAATATAAATATAATGCAGTTAGTGACGATCTAGAAAGATTGATGTTAGAAAGTCAGTAACCAATATTAAATAGACAATCACCCAACTATAAGGTGATTGTCTATATTTTATTCTAATCTTTGTCTACGAGATCGATTACTACTTTCAAATCTAAGAAGTCTGCCCATCTTCTTAAATTCTTAAATGAGATAGAAGTCCTCTGTGAAAGACCATAATAAGTATTATACCCCGTTTCTCTTCCAAACTCATCATACATATCATAAAGATGAATATCTTTTTCGTTTATCTTTTGCTTCAATAATTGAACTATGTCATCATCTTCATCTTTTATTTCATATTCTATCTTCTTTTGACCTATCTTAGTATTACCTTTTTGATTTCTCTTTTCATTTACTTCTTCTTTAGATATATCTTTTATACCATCAAATACATCATTATTACCCATAAATAAATGCACTCCTTAGATTAATTTTAATTAACTCATATCTTCGTCTTCGATTTGATCAAAAAGATTTTTCTTATTTAATACGCTATCTCCACCATCTAACTCCATATCATCTTCTTCATCTTCATCATTATCTTCATCGTTTTCAATATCTTCTTCATCTGCAACCACATCTTCCTTGGATACACTCTCATTCATATCTTTCTCCAACTCTTCTTCTAGAAATGTAGTATCATAATCATCTATATCAAAATCATCATCGTCCTCGATTTCGAATGTTTCTTCGTCATCATTCCTATCTTCTTCTTGGATCTCTTCGGGATTAAAAGCGTCAGGAGAATTATCACTAATTTCTTCTTCAATCTCTTCTTTTAAATCTTCATTTTCATTATCTTCATCTATATTTTTAATAGGATTAGTAGTAGCTCTTCTTTTGGCTTTATTTCCATTACGTGTAGCATTACTAGATTTTTTCTTACTAGAAGAAGATCTTCTAGGAATATTATTGGCAACTATACTATTATTTATTGATCCACTACCACCACCATTACTAGCCATGAGAGCAAAATTAGCTAACATTTGACCCATAACTGATAAATTAAATTCATCCAAAAATCTGATGATCGATTGGAGTTTCTTAAAGTTGAATCCAGTGTAATTCTCCTTCTTACCTACGTAGATAGCAATACCTGGCTCGTCATCACCAGTGTAATAATTATTAACGATAGCAGGTTTGATAAGTATTGATTTTCCACCGATCATATTTTCTATCTTTACCGAATAACTCTTATATTGAGGGTTGATGTACAAATCTCCATTACTCTGAGCGTACACTTCTTCATCTAGAATTAAACTATAAAGGTTATTAATCTTACTTTCAAATTCCACTAAATGTGGATAAGACATATAAATATCTTCATAGTTACCTTCATTTCTATCTTTGTAAGACAGCACTAAGTACTCTCTTGAGTTCAACCAGTAGTTAGTTAATTTACTTTTATCAGCATACTTATTAGAATTGTAACTGTTGGTATAAACAGCATCTAACCTCTTATCATTAGAACCCTTCCTACCAAAAGTTACTGCTAAATTTAAACTCAAGTACCTATCAATATTAATAATGGTCTTTTCAATCTTTTCACAATTCTCGAACATAATTCATTTCCTCCTAATTAATTTATATTCATTATTATAATATATATTACATTTTTATTTTAGCTATATTCCCTTTAGCTTTCAATTGTAATATTTTCTTTCTATAATATTGTTGCCTTTTGGTACTTTTGAATCCTACGTCCGTCATGTCTATAAATATCGAATCATTTTCTCTAAGACGACCTATCAGTTGTTCAGTTTTAGTCTCACTTGACATGGGGACTGTGTTTATTAATCCTTCTAGATTTTCAACATCAATTGCTTTATCAAAGCTCTTATCAGTAGAAACTATGATATCTTTATCTAATTCTTTTTTACGTTCTTCGATATCAGATATCACACTCGAAAAAGTTCCCACTTCTTTCTCAGAAAATTCATCAGAAAGGCTCTCCGCTAATTTTAATAATAATGAGTTCTTATGGACAATGATAGCAACCTTTCTATCTCCCATTTTTTTAACTAGTTTTACTATAATTTCTAAGAAATAATCATACTTCTCATTTTCAATATAGTCTGAATACTTGTTTGTACTAAAGCCGTATCCAGTTTTCATCTTAGATTCCCTTTTGCTACCTGGTTCTGTATCATATTCTACCATCAATATCTTATTGTAAGCATTATCGTATTTAGACTTTAAACCATATTTAGGAACTGACTCGAACATTCTTTGATAAACTCTATTTTCTTTATAATTAGATCTGGAAGGAGTCGCTGTCAGATAGATGTTATATTTAACATTTGAAAATGAATCCATTCTCAATATATTTTCCCACTCAACGTGTGCTTCATCATAGATTTTAACTCCTATATTTAATTTTTTAATTAACTTAAAGAATCTAATAGGATCTTTCTGTATTAGGTTACTAATGGTTCTATGAGAAGCCACGTAAACTCTATTATTATCTACTTCATTTTCTTCTAGCTCTTTTATAGTATCTTTTCCTGCTATAAAGAATATATTTTCTTCTTCTAAGTTAGTAAATTTAATAATCTCATCTCTCCACTGTTTCATAGTGGATAATTGATCTACTGTAATTAAAGGAATTAAATTATTAGTAGTAAAATAATGAATGGAACAATACGTTTTTCCATCACCTGTTCTGAGAGCTAATATCTTTTGAGTATTATCTTTTCCATTTAAAAAATCAATAGCTTCAACTTGCTTGGCGTCTCTAGGTTTGAATTCTTCATTCAATTCGACACCTTTTAGTTTATTGACTTCTTTGACTTTCTTTCTTTTAATATCTTTATAGGGAAAATATTTCTTCAATATCTGTGGATCTATCCCTCTAGGTAGTATTAATATATCTTTGTATTTAATAAAGCCTTCAAAAGAGGCTTGAAAATAGACTGTATCAAATACAGTGAGAAATCTTTCCAAGCCTTCTTTTTCTTTTTTATAGCCTTTAACTGCAATGTAACTTGGCGTTACTTCTATCATTTTAATCCCTCCCAAACATGAAGTCGTATATCGACTCCTCGTTCTTAATGTAGGTATCAGGATCCAGTAATTGTTGCTTGTGTCTTTCAAATGAAAGACTTTTAGTGATACTAGGTGATTTCAATAAAGCTTTCTTCACTCTTAGTATTTTATACTCTGGTTCACTATCTTCACTGAAATCTGGCTTACTTAAAATATCATCTTTGGATCTTAGTAACTCTTTTAATATTAACTCTGCGTGGACTGATTGTAAGTGTATTCCACTTTCTCCTAGTAACTCTAAGAATTTCTGTGTGATAGAGTTAATAGTCTTGAATCCTAAATGGTCATTTTTTCCTATTAGATCTTGAATCATAGTCAATGGTTTAGTCAATCCCCTATTTTGCATGATGAAAGAGAACAAATCAGTTCCATTTTTTAATACTTTAGTTGGTATATAAGAAACATCATCCACTTCGTAGTTCTCCACTTTTTCTACCATTTCATCGGTCAGATATAATTTAGTGGGAAGATCTATATTGAACTCTTTCCCTCTTTCTTTTATAGTCATCTCATCAATATAAAGCATAGAGTTTTCATCATCCAATCTTAAATTATCCCTATCAATGACTAAAGTATTTTTCTTATCGCTTTCGAATGTTATGATGTTCTTATTGACTAAGAAATATTCCTTAAATTTATTATGGAAATTAAGTTCTTTAGAATTAGTCTGCAATAAGTGTTTAGAAGATAATAACCTTTGAGTTAGCTGGTTGGTAAGAGTGAGAACTGCTAAAATTCCAATATGAATATCTTTATTTAATTTAGCAAGATTTTTACCGTAACAAGTCTTACACACTCCATCTTTTATAGCGCAAGTCTCTGGTGACCTAAGTTTAATGGTTTCGTTAACTAAACTCTCATCATCAGCGTCGATTGTTTTAATCTCATTATCTTCTACATAATGCCTTCCTTCTAATCTCCCTAGTATATCCTTATTCTTAATCTTCACTTTTACAGTATGACTAGTTCCACAATCTTCCACATCTTCACTAAGGAAAGTATCTGAGAGTAATAGCAGGAGTTGCCTAGTTAGGTATCCACTGGACCTGACATTACTAAAATTAGTTATCAATGCTTTCCTACCTGAAATAGCGTTAATATAAAAATCTCTAACGTGGCGTAATCCCTGTAGAAAGTTACTATCAATAGGAGTAGGTATTACTTTTCCATGTAAATTAGGTTTAAGACCTACATTCATAATAACTTGAGCCAACTGCTTGGTATTAATCCCAGTTTCTGAGTTGAGATAGTTCTTCATCTCATTATCATTGGTAGAAAGTATTTCCACTAACTCTTTTCTCTTATCTTCTAAATCTCTTTCAATATCTTTTAATTGGAGGTTATCAGGGATTTTATAATTTAATAACTCATTGAATCTCTCATTTTCATTTGCAAGTTCCATAATGCTGTACAAAGAAATACTGTTACCTACGTTAACATTAACTTCACCCGAAAGATCTGCTAAGTTCTCTATTATCTCTGATATAGTGGCATTAAGAACCTTATAATCCTCATCTTTGAAATGGTCGATGAGTTCATTGAAATAATCTGACAACATGTCCTCCGTCATCTTAGTATCCGTATATATAAAATCAATATTAATCTCCCTGTCAAATATATAAAATGGTTTTAAAAGAATTAGGTTTATCAATAACTGAGATTTGGGCATCTCGATCTCATATTCTCCTGCTATCACTTTCATTGCTTGATTCCTAGATGAAATATCAGAAACTATATCATTTTCAATATTATCTTTAATTTCTTGGTAATCATCTAATGAAATATTATTTAGATTAACTACTGCCAAATAAATCACTCCCTTTAATTAATAAATTCCACAAAAATAACCAAATCCCTACTTGTAAATTCAAAATTTTTTGTTTAATTTTTTGTTACATAATTGTTTAATTTTTAAAAGAAAAAATTAAAAATTATTCATTCATTTTTTTTGAATCCCAATATTCATTAATATTATTAGTAATTTCTATTACATCTTCATCATACTTAAATAAAAATATTCCATTAATCATCATATTATGTTTGACATTTTATCAAATCTTTTTTTATAATAATCTTGATTATCTTCATATAAATTAGATTTTGACATTTTTTCATATAATAATCCTAATTTATCTATCTCCATTAAAGCATTATGAGGGGAATAAACTATAATTTTTTCTCCTGATTTTAAATAAATTGTCATATTATAAATTATTATTTCTTTCCAATTTGATTCATCATTTACAATTTTAAATGGATCATTTCTTTTAAACCCTAATTTATATAATATCTTTTTAAAGAAATTATATTTAAATTTAGGAATTTTTGCATCAAAATATTTATGAGATCCTTCTTCTACTTCATAATCCGCAATGTCTTCAAAATAAATTGTAATTTCTTTTTTACCCATAATTTAAACTAAAGTTAATTCTTCAAACATAAATAATCCCTCCTAATTATTTTTATTCATTAATATAATATATATTTAAACTGTGAGAAAAATATTAGCCTTCAGTAAATGAATACTGAAAGCTAATATCTATTATATTATTCTTTAGTAAGAGTAAACATTGATTGTATGAATTCGTTTCCTGTTTCCCTGTTACTATGTCCACTTCCATCTAAAAGGTGTTTCTTAGAGTTGATAATTTCTTCTGCTTCTTGGTTGGCTTCTTGAGTGAAGACTCCTCTAAGGAATAGTTGATCCATTCATGTTTATATAAGTTCATTAAACTTATATCATTAAGCTCTATATTTCTATAGAGATCAGACTATATCTTTATGTATACCGTATACGTATACATATCTCTTATTTCTATTGGATTTCCAATATACTAATAGTCGTTGAACGCTCTTATTATTGTAATGTAATAAGAATCGCTGCTGATTGTTTAATAAAGTTTCCAGCAGTTAAAGAAATTTATTTTTAATTTGACGGCTCTCAAAAAACCGTCAAAATCTCCTGATTTTTATTGATAGGAATTATTAATTTCCTATTCCCTTATAGTTTCCTATAAGCCTAGACTATATCTTCAGATTAAAATCTGCTATCTTTTTCCATTAGATATCTAATGTACATATTAGTCGTTGAACATTCTTATTAATATATAATAAGATTTGCTGCTTATTATCCATTATTAAGGACATTTAAGCAATTAAAATAGTTTTATTTGGGCAGAGATATTCACCCAAAGCTTCTAAAAACACGTGATTAATACTGACTGTGTCTTTAAACGTGTTCTCCAATGGCATTATTTCTTCGTCTCTATCTTCGCTCTGATCTATATTGTCTGCATAAATAGTTGGGTAATCCAAGTGAATAACTGGGTAATTACCGAATACTTCACTACCTATTTCTTGCTTAGTTGTCTTTTTAGTAGTGAGTATCTTGATTTTGCTTGGATATATAGACTGATGAGATTCTCATTTATATTTATATGAATTCTTTAATTTCATAATTACTATATATTACTATATAGATTAGACTATATCTTCATCCAATTGGATGTCTCCTATTTCCATTATAATTATAATGTACATATTAGTCGTTGAATATTCTTATTGAAAACCAATAAGATTTACTGCTGATTATCTTACAGAACTTTCAGCAATTAAGGAGAAATATCTTAAGTTATTACTAACTTAAACCGCTATGTTATTAACGGGGAATCTCGTTAGGTATACATGTTTATCTGGTACTATTCTTTTTGCAGCAATGAATATCAAGTCGGTTATCGTGAAATCCCTCTCCAAGTTATTATGGTAGAACTTGCAAGGAACTTCTACTTCGTCTCCATCGGGATTTATAGCTCTCAAGTAGACCCTGCTGAACCTCTTGTTGGGTGACTCTATGAAAAGATCCAGTATCTTTTTTATCTTCTTTGGAGAGAAGTCTTTTAGTGGGTCGTTCAGTTCGTACTTTTTAACTTCAGCGTCTTCTTTGGCGTTTTCCGCTATATTTATATGTGATTTATCTTGTAGTTTAGCTTCCATAAAGTTTTTAATTTCCCTGACAAAGAACGGTCTGAACAGAACTATCAGTTGAGAGAGGGGAACTCCAGTGTACCTAAAAGGTGTTTCCTGTTTCTCCCAAGTCTCTGTAGAGTAGTTGGATGCTGATATTACTGACCGTGTAGCATGATCAATTGATTTACTATTATAAAATTTATAAATTATTTATAAATTTCTGAATCTCTTTCGAGTCAGTTAAATAATTAGACTATATCATATGCCCTTTTAATAAGGTCATTTCTGCACTTCCAATTTATTGATATTTAAATAAATTGTACTCCTTAATAGGATAGTCGTTGAACTTTGATCTTCATATTGAAGATCCTTAGATGCTGATTGTCCATTGTAAAAAGACTTAGGATTTAACCATATCTTATCTCTAGAATTTTTTCTGATTTCTCAACGTTCAAGTTTACTTTTACAAGTTTCTTTGTAGTTTCTAGAGCTTTAGGAGGTTCCAGCAATTCACAGAATTCATTCTACTCCCTTACAGAATAGAAGGAGCTAACTATAAAATAGTTATTTTACTCATTAATTTATCTTTGATGTAACCTTTTTTCTTGCCTAGTGTATTTAACATGTAATCATAAATTTCATTGATAGTCTGTTGAATTCTATTTTTAGTAGAATTATTAGGGTAGTCAAAAAAAGAATTGTTACTATCCAGAGAAGAACTATAGTTTATCAACTTAGCGTACATTCCATTTACTTCATCCATTCCCACTCTGCCGAAATCTTCTTGACTCATGTTAACATCTCTATAAAAAGCAGGAAGAACAAGGTGCTTATTGATAAATGCTTCATCTCTTTTGATATTTTCTATCATCTCAATCTTGGCGTTCCTCTTGGCACTGTCAGTTTTTTCAAATTCTAGACTGTACCACTTAGTATAAAGGAAATCGATACCAGTTCCTGATTGGGCTTCACCTTCTTCAGCTTCTACTAAATTTCCATCTTCTACTTTAAATAATGATTTTCCAGCTATTAAATCTCGTATTGATCTATTCATGCTAATTATAGCTCGGTAAACTACTGGGTGTAAAAACCTCCCATTCAAATCAATATATCCATAGATAGTCTTCCTATCATAACTAGATGGAGTCCCAAATAACTCATAAGAAAATAACCCATCTGTTGTTGGTTGGCTACCTTGGTCGAACATCACAGGATTGGTAACCTGTGGACAATCATTTATTTCTATAAACTTTTCTATATCAAAAATGTCTGCTTTCAATCATTTCACTTCCTTTCATAATTATAATCATTTATATAATTGTTAAATAAAAAAAAAATAACCTATCTATAATAATCATAGATAGGTCATTATATTTATAATACTTTCTTGTATCCCTGTAAATCAAATCTATGAGATTTACTCAACTCCTCTATCAATTCACTCTCTATATTGTAACCTAAAAATGGAAATAAGAATTCTTTCCCATCCGAATTAGTATTTTTAATCACGTCTTCTAAAATTTTAGGTCTATCATCTACGAATGTGTTGTAATCTATACTGTGCTTGTTGATGATCTCTGACTTAGGAGTTTCACCGTCAACCATAATTAATTCAATATTACTTAAATTAAAATTATTATTTCTTAGAAACCTTTCTTTTCTATGATCCTGACCATTGATTGTATGAGAAACAATATATATCTTATCCACCCAATCCTTGTGGCTTAAACTTTTAAGTCCAGTCCCAAAGGAAGTCAACACGCAGTTATCATAGAAGTCTTCTTGGAGATAAAGTGCTAGGAATTGAGCCATTTCTTTATCTGGTAGATCTTCATAACCATCTCTAATCAACCACTTATTAAGATAATAATGATTTCTTTGCATAACTTCTTCTACTGTTTTAGCTTTATTTAAATCTAAATATTTTCCAAAAATATCTTTATTATCTAATAGTAACTTGTACCAATAAGGTGATATATTGGTAATGACCTCATCCATATCAGTAACTAGAGTGTAGTTCTTGTCTTGTATCATTGATTTTGAAATACCTTCTATCATCTTATCAACCTTTCTATTATATATTTAAGAAAAGAGAATATCATATATAAATTAATATATACAATATTCTCCATTTATTTTAACCAAAGAAGTTATCAATCTCATCATCGTCAATATTTTTAATAACCGATTTGTTACTCTTATTATTACTAGAACTACTACTTGAACGTGATCTATTAGAAGAAGAACTATTATTACTTCTAGGGTTGATCAATTGATTCTGTCTGTAAAGAAGAGCATCATTATGCTTAAAGTATCTATATACTTCTTCTAAGTCAGTTTCAATTAGCACAGTTCTGTCATCATTCTTTAAATTAATTTCATCAGTAATCTTAAATATATACTTAGCTGTTTTATTTTTCTTATTATCTTTATTTACGATATACTTTGTATCCCCATCAAATCCAATGATTAGTCGTTTCTTATTGTGTTCAATCACGTATTCAAATTGCATATCTTTCTTTAACATTTCTAATGCTTTTAATAGTTTAATATTATCTTCATTATCAATGGAGAAAAATACTGTTCCGTCATAATCGTACATCTGGACACCTTTGCTAGGATTTTGACCCTTGTATTCTTCTTTTACAGGGACGATGCTAATGAACAGTGTAATTTCTTTAGTTTCGTCATCTGTAAATGATCCTAATTGTAATTGACCACACTCATTATTGTAATACCTTTTCTTTGTTAAATAATTTGCCATTTAAAAATCACTCCTTAATTTATTTGGGGCGGAGGTAAGAGATTGATTACTCTTTCCCACAGAATACGTCTGTGTTATCACGTTAACTAGTATTGCTTTGACCTCCGCTTAAGAACTTTCATGTAGCTTACTATTTTGTTATATGAATTTTTTTATTTAAAAACTGATTATATTGGAATAATAATCTCTACCTAGTACTGTTAATGTTTGGAAACCTAATGATTCTAACAGAATGATGGCGTTTCTAATATTATCTCCTACTAAAGTCTCTACATCAATGAACGGGATAATCCATTCTGGAACTTTTGTCACATCTTTAGGCATTGATATGGTAGTAAATCCATAATGAGCCATATCTTCATCATCAAAGACAAATTCAGTTAATTTCTCATATATTTCATAGTTATCTTCTTTCAATCTCTCTATATCTTCTTCATTATCTGCTGTCAGTTTAAGTGTGTTAACTTTAGTTGGAGCATCAATATATTTTTCTGGATATAAATGATTCCATAGTATAGACCCTCTATATTGCATCATTCTAAATGGAAATTTATATCCTGACTCTTCATTTAATTTTTGTGGAAGTGAGAAAGTTACTTCTCCTTCAGTTAAACTGGTTCTAACTATGTCCTCAAATTCTTTATATTTATTTAATATGGAGGAGAGATCTATCTCATCAGCATTCAATATTTCATCTTCTAGCAACTCTGTAAAGTATTCTCTTGTATATTCGTTAGTAGATGATTTCTTAATAGCTAATCCTTTAATATCAGTTTCCTTTTCGTGAAGAATATTGCCCTCCCTGGCAATTAGACTTCCGCTATATTGTTTCTTATTCCTTGTCAGCATAAGGGTTTTATATAAAAATTCATTCTTCATCTGTATTATGTGTTGCTTATTATCAGGTACATTCATATTTTCAGTCATTCTATCTAATGCGTCTTGTATTAGGTAAGATAAAATGTAAGTTAATATATTAATACCACCTACTTGTTTTTCTAATGACGGATTAACAAAATTAAATTTATCAGATATATATTGATACCACTTGTGTAATGATAAAAATGTAGAATCCGTATCGGTCACAAGAACTGCTTCTCTCATATCATTAATACATCTATGATATCGATCAATAGGAATATGATCATAAAATACCCAATCTTTTAGTATATCCCACATCTTATCTAACTCTTCTATTATATCTTCAGGTGCTTCATTAGGATCATTAAAATCTTCCCTAATACCTATATTTTCTAATAATTCACTTAAAACATTAGACATATCTATCATATCTAAAAAATTATTTTTAAAGTATATCTTTACTAATTCTTCATATGAAAGATTATCTAATAGGTTTCTAATTATTTCTTTATCTTTATCGGTAACTGCATAATCTTCGTGAGTCTTATCTAATATTCTTTCCATCATAATATCAGAATCAATATTAAATTCGACATCAAAAAGATCTTCATATTTATAATTATATTCTTCATTAGTAATATTGGTGATATACTTAATGATCTGATCTAAATTCTTATAGGGAACATTATCAGCTAAGAAATTCTCAAAAGCCATTATGGATACTGTAATGATAGTAACACCAGTATACGTGATAGAAGCTCCCAAGTATTTATTGAAATATATAGAGTTTTGTTCAGAAGTCACACCGTAAAATGAGTTCATTTACCTTCATATAAGCATACTAAACTTATACAGTTCTCTTATGAACTTCTTTATATTTCTATAAAGATGAGACTATATCAAAATCTCTTTCGAGATCCTTCCTTTTTTGAGTATCTAGTAATTATACTCTACTCCCATATTGGGATAGTCGTTGAACTTTTTAAATTTTTACTTTTATAATTAATTATTTTCATATTATTTATTCATTAATTTCAGATTTATATTTTAACTCTAAATCTAATGAATTTACCTTTTCAGCTAAGAATTCTTCAAATTTAGTACGCATTTCATGATCAATTGATAATCCTTCTAATACATTTTCTGATAATTTATTTAAATAACCAATGCTACATTTTTCATCAGAGCTTTCAGAAATCTTTTCCCTTCTGAAATCATCCAAAGTGGTATTATAATTTTTATACAAATAATTATTAAAATTACCATAAACAATATTATAAGTTTCATAAGGATTTTTGATAGTTGGGTATTTAGAATAAATTTTTTGTTCTATAGTATTTCTAATATTTTCTTTCCAGCTATCTTTATTTCCTCTAGTTTTAGGGCGTAATTCAGTATTTTGAAGAAGTAATTCTTGTCTTTCTTTCTCTTCTTCAATCCATACTTTTGCCCTTTCAACTGGATCCTCTAGCTCATAGCTAGGGGTTTTTCTTTTTGTCAAATCATATTGTCCAGTTCTTCTAATAGTTGGAAGAACTTCTTTTGTTACCCAGTGTTTGAATTCTTTAGCTTTTTCTAGTTTACTTCCAAATATCAATGCATACACACCAGATTCAGTAATAAAAGTTTCACCTCTGTTAGCTAAATTTCTAAGTTGGTGGTTTACCAAGTTTGAATTTTTCATTAATATTTTATCATCTTCATCTATATGAGTTCTTATAGCATCGCTTGTATCAGAATATCCTAATACGGAAGCTACTTGTTTACCACTCATAAGAAAATCTCCATCAAATTCTACATCAACATCTTCAGTCAATAATATTTCCATTTCATTTCCGTTAAATTCAAATACTTCTGTTAATTCATCCATAATTTATTTATTCTCCTCTTTTATATTATATTTTAATTATAAAAGATTTGTAATTTAAAAAGCTGCTGATTATCCATTGTAATATCTCCAAAAGAGCTTTAGGAATCCCAGCAATTAAGGAAGTTTAAACATACTATCACTAGCATGAGTGCCTATTTAACTAAGCAAGTAACTTAAGTGTCTTCTGACCTCTATCATGTAATTCTATACCTAATTCATCATTTTCTTGGATGGCTTCGAATAGTTTTCCTTTCTCAACTTTTCTTTCGGATAATAGAAAATTTAACATCTCTGCTATCAAGTTTATTCCTTCGTCATGATTCTTAAATAAAGTTCCATAACCACTAATAATAGGTTCATTTTTCAATATACTATCAGTCATATTGAATAACGTAGTTTCTTTTTTAGTATTCTTATAGTTATTCACATAATCAATAGTAGGATCAACCATATTTTTCTTATTGGTAGCTTGATTAATATACTTTTTTAGTTCTTCTCTACTTTTATCAGGATATAATGTCTTTAAGTTACTCATCATATCTTGATAATAATTCTTTAATAATTCATTCAATTAGCACCACACTCCTTGTATAGATAGTTAGGAAATTGTTATTTTTGATTTAATGATTTAAAAATTCATATTTTAAAGTTATTATTGATTGAGATTTATTAAAATTAATCACTTCCAGTTTTATTATTTTTTCTTCATTAGTTCCCCCTCTATATAAATAATTTAAATAAATATAATCTTTTATATAAAATTTTATTGATCTTGAATTATCATCAAAATTAGATCGCCAATAGTTAGTAAACACATATTCATTATTTCTTTTACCATTAAATATAATCCTTACTCTTTCTTTAATATTACCATATTCATTAAGCATTATAATTGATTTATTTTGACCAATTCTTAATTTAATTATTCCTTCTTTGACGTTAGCAATCTCTTCATTTTTCTTTTCTTCCTTTTGTTGGTTTTCTTTTACATGCTGCCTGTTATTTTCTGGTTGTGTTCCCATTTGATAGAAGATGAAAATAGATAATATGAGTAAAATAATGGGAAATATTATAAGTCCATCATCATAATTAGAAGCCATATTAACCTTCCTCCTTTTTAAATAGAGATAATTGATTTTCATTTATTTTTTCTTTTTTATCTATTACTATTTTTCTAGCAGACAACACTTCCACTTCAGAGTTAGATATAATAGAGTCGAATCCTTTATCATAAGCTTTATCCATAGCTTCTTCCTTATCTTCTATCCCTTTCACTACTACGTCTTCTTCCCCAGTAATTCTAATAGAAACTTGCCAATCTTTACTTTTCTTCAACTTTTCCTCTCTTCTTATTTTATTGATTAAGTGTAAGTCACCAAATTTAATCATTATTATTCCTCCTTATAATTGAATAATCTACTTTCATAGAAATACTGCTTTGCTGTCAACTTCATTTCTCTAACTTTCTTTAATTCAATTTTTGGTATAGAATTTATATATTTGTCATAATCATTTTTAATAGAATCATACCAGATCCTTTTTTCTTGAAAATAGATAACTATAGCCCAGTTTAAATTATCAGCATGGACACACATAAACTCATTAGAAGCATCCATTATATTAAGGTTCCTAGATACAGCATTCCAATTGATATCTTCTCTGAATAAATCAAATAATTCTATTATATCTTCTTCTTTGTTATGGGCGTTCAGTATGAATTCTAATATTGATTGACTTTTTAATCTAGCTTCCATTCGTATTTTATCTTTATTAAAAATACTAATCACCTTCTATCTATAATTATAGATTAAATTATATTCATCATACCTAGTATAACTCCCTAATTCATCAACCCAATATAATTCATTTAAACTGTGGTTTCTAACTAGATCATCTTCTTTAAAGAAGTTTATAATATCAATAGAAAAAGATTCACTTATTTCATTGAATGGGAGTTTTATTGATTGTTCTCTGTTTCTAATATACAGTTGAGTTTCGTCATCCTTGAATTCGTCTTTTAAACGATGAGGAGATATACGTTCAGTCTCTATCTCAATGATCAACCATTCTTCTTCTTGATTTCTTGTTTTTTGAAATCCGCCTACAAAATAATTAACATCACTTATTGCAACTGCTATTATTTTCATTAATAATTTCCCCCTATATTTTATTAGTCTTTATCAATTTCTTCTGATAGTGTTTGTAATAAACCCTTATATTTACCTAATTGAACTTCATCAACTGTCTTTTTTCCTGTAATTAATTCATTCCAATAATATCTTAATTGATCACAATAGTCTTGAGGATGCTCAAATTTATTCCAATTATTATCAGGAGTTGCTTTTTGAGGTTGATGGTATCCTCTATCTCCACCACCGCCATCTTTTATCATATCTTTTAATTTTTTAGATATCACTTCACCATTAATCGTAACACCATAATCAATGACTGTAAAGGGAAGTACAAAATCAAATCGATGACCATAGTAATCAGAATCATGACCTTCGAATATAATATTAAAATTATCAACTAGTTCTGGCAATTTCTTCTTAAGTCTCTTTCTTTTAGTTTTCATTTCAACTTCTTCAATAATATAATTTAAATCATATCCTTCTTCTTTAAATAAATATTCTAATAATGAATATTTTACATCTCCAGGGCTATCTCCACCTAACGGATGTTCACTCCAATATCCCATTTATAACTCCTCCTTTTATTTTATTCAATATAATAATATATAATTGAATAAAAAGATAAAAAAAAAATAAAGGAGAAATTAATCTCCTTTATTCAAATATTAAGAATTTATAAAATTATCTAAATTTCTTGAATATTTTATATTATTTCTTTTTAAAATTTTTTCTATTTCATTAATAGAAAAATCACTATCAATTTCAAATCTTGAAGGCGCAAACTCATAAATGGGAATATTTGAAATAATATTTAATAATTGATGTCTTACTATATTACTTTGTCTATCATTTAATATATTATTTTTTTCAAAATAATCTTTTGATTCTATTACAATTAAATTAAGATTTTGATCGATACAATATATAATTTCTAAATCTTTTTCTATCTCAGATAATAA